CTATAGAGACGCTGTCGGCATCTCGTCGTAGGTGCGGCCGTTGAGCATCCTGCCAGCAGCCTTTTTGTTCTTACCGCCCCACTGCTTAAAGAAGAATGCAGTCCCGTAGCGCCGGCACGCTGCCTCGATCTCGCTAACCCAGTTCGCCGCCATGGGCCGGGCTCCAGGACCGCTCTCGCCGCCGACAATAGCCCAATGGATGTTCTTCAGGTCGGCGCTGGCGACGGACCCCAACAGCGGTTCGAAAGAAATGAAGCGGATCGCAGAGCGCACGCGGCGAAGATCGTCGATGCGGGCAAGATAGTCGGAGCTCTCTACGCTCGTGCCAAGCCAGACGTTCGGCAGGACGGGCAGGTTGGCCGTGATCTCGGCCATGTTGTCAGGCCGCTTTGTGAGGATCTGATAGGTGTGCTGCGGCGTCGCAGCCATCGTCGACCAGACCTCGGCAACAAACGCGGCCGGCACATCCGCATGGAAAAGATCCGACATCGAGTTTACAAAAATCTGGCGGGGCTTGATCCAGCTCCTCGGCACACCAAGGGCCTTGCGATCAAGGAAAAGCTTGCCGGTCCACTTGGCGCGGCCGCCGGATTTGCGGGTAAGGCCGCGATATTTCGCTTGCCCCATCGCATCGAGGCGCGCCGCCATCCGCATAGCATAACAGTTGGTGCAGCCAGGCGAGAGGATGGTGCAGCCGGCAACCGGGTTCCACGTCGCATCGGTCCACTCGATCGAGGTTTCTGCCATTACATTTCTCCACGCCCTCAGAAGGATCTAAAGCAAGGCATGATTAAATAGCCGTTTCTCCTGGGTCTTTCGATAGCATCCGCAGGCGCAGCCTACCGACCATAGGTTGCTGTTCGGGTGTACCTCCGACTCGACATTCGCACAACGGCGCATAAATCTCGCATCATGCGTTCGATTTTCGAGTTCTGCCTGCCGACGGCCGCCAAGGCTGTGCCGGTCGGACCTGATTGGCTCCATGAAGTGAAATATGACGGCTACCGGCTGCGCGTGGAGCGCGCCGGAGACCGGGTCCGGCTGTTCACCCGGAACGGCCACGACTGGACCGGACGCTTCCCATGGATCGTCGAGGCCTCCCGGAAGAACCGCCAGTCGCACTTCATTCTCGATGGTGAGGCGGTTGTCCTGGGCGTCGACGGGGTCTCCGACTTCAACGCCCTGCACTCCCGCAAATGCGATGCCGAGGTTCAGCTCTATGCTTTCGATCTGCTGGCGGCGGACGGCGAGGATCTCCGCCAGCTTCCGCTGTCGATGCGAAAGGCGAGCCTTGCGCGCCTGTTGGGCGGCCGGCCGGACGGCATCTTCATTGCACCCTTCGAGCTCGGCGAGATCGGTCCCGACCTGTTCCGGGCCGCCTGCGGCATGGGTCTGGAAGGCATCGTCTCGAAGCGCCGCGATCGGCGCTACATCAGCGGCCGCACGAAAGAGTGGATCAAAATCAAGAACCGGACACATCCGGCGATGTCCCGGGTGATGGACAGTTTCAAGTGACCGGCCGTCGGCAGCAGGACAGTTCGCAGAAGATCACGCTCGGTGAAATGCGCGCAGGCCGGGGCGGCACGCGCGCCCTGCTCGTCTACTGCGCCGATTATCGCTGCGGCCACATGATTAGGCTGTCACCTGCCGATGTCGACCGGTGGTCCGACGACGTCCAATTGTCGGATCTCGAGCCGAAATTCACCTGCAGCAAATGCGGCCGGCGTGGCGCCGACGTGCGGCCAGATTTCGACCGGCCGAACATGGGCACGGCCGATTGAGGCACATATGAACAGGGCATAAAAAAAGCCCCGGGCGCGAAGCCCGGGGCAGGTTGTCACTTGGAGGTCCCCCAAGGAAGGGGTACCGGCGGCCTATGGCATAACCGTCCGGTCTCAGAGGGCGCTAATCGCGCCCAATCTCGCAGGTCTCTGTCGGGTCCTTGGCGTTAGCGACATGCGACGCTGCTGCGCTCGCGATGACGGCCTGCCAGATACGATCAGCACTCGCCTTGCGCAGATGATCCTCGCGAAGGTTTGCCGCGATGATCTGCTGATCGGCATAGGTCAGCGGCGCGACCGTCGCGCGCGGCGGGTCGATCCAGCGCTCGCTGATCGGATCAAACCACCGCATCGGAGTTCCCCCGGCGCGTCGATCGATAGCGATGCTCGCCGCGGCCGCGCCGGCGAAGATCACCCTCGTCATCCAGAATGCTGGCGACCATCTGGTCGGTGGCGACGGTTTTCATCAGACGCCGAAAAAGCGAGCGTGGGCTGATGTTGCGGATACGAGCGCACGCGTCGAAATAGCGAAAATCATCGTCGTCGACCTCGATCTGAATGCGGGTTGGCATCAGATGCCGGTCCCCTGCACGAAACAGAACACGTGGCGCTCACGGCTCAGGAAGATGACATTGTGGCCGGTGGGATTGCCGCGATCCCATTTCAGCTTGTGCGCAGGCACCTCGATCTCGGTCCCGACCGGAACATGCGGCCGCCCGCGTGGCGCGTCGGGACGGTCGTCGGTGATGGTGGCATAGGTCTTGCCTTCCCTGACATGCACCTCGTCGGCAAAATACGCATCGGCTTCGCCGCAGCAGGATGCGGACGGAACGTCGGGCTGCATCAGCCCTTGATACCACTCCCGCAGCGCCTGATCGGATGCTTCCCATTGGCCGAGATCGCGCGCGTTGCTGCGCGCGCAGCTCGCAACGCCTACGCACATCAGCAGCGCCAGCGCGATCAGCCAGAAAAAGACGGTGCCATGCTCGTCGAGCTCTCTCACACCCACCTCCCGAAATGAACGATCAACAGCCCGGCGAGCGCGATCAGCGCGATGGTGAAGCCCGCCAGAAAGGCCGCTTCGGCCTTGTCCATGTTGCGCCGCTCGAGCCATGCCTCGACCGCGCACGCGGCCGCGCCGAACACGGCCACGGCGACGATGACGGCCAGATGCTTGAGCATCAGAGCCATCTGTAGGCGATCACGCCGCGCGTGGACCGCGGCCGGACCCGCACCCGGCCGCTGTCGTTGCCGGAGCGAAGGATGATTATTCCCGGAGCTGGAACGCCGACGATCTCGCCGACATGGTGCCGCCACACGGCGATCACCCCGACGGCCGGACCGCCGGCATTACGCCCCACGGTGGCCCAGGCGCGCGCCAGATTGAGCCGGGTGTCGCTGATGCCCTTCTGCAGCCTCAGCCAGCATCCGCACCAGGCGATGCCCCTGCAGGCCGCCGGACGCGCGTCCAGCGCCTGCGCAGCCGTCTGCGCGCGGTGGTGGTGGCGGGAGGGACGCGCGTCCGCTGGCCACGCCAGCGCGAGCGCCATCGCCGCCAGAATGACGGTGCGAACCATGTCGGATGTCCCCGTTGGATGAGGGCGTCAGCGCGCCTTGAGCTGAAGCTCGAGGCGATCGATCGTGCGTTGCAATTCGTCGATGTGTCGGCGCTGCGTCTCGCGCTGCTCCGCCTCGATCTGAGTGAGCCGCTTGTCGTTGACGCTGTAACGGAACTCAACCTCCTGCCGCGGAACGAGCTCGCGCTTGATCGCGTTGACATCGTCCCGGACGGGAGACAACGTTTGCCAGCCCACGCCCCCCAGCACAGTCACCATGAATGCCGCCGCCGAGATCAGCACCGGCCACGGCGTCTTGTTGCGCTCTGTCAATTGGGTCGCCAGGGACGCCAGCGCCGAGCGGAATTCCGTCGCCAGGCTCGTTATGGCCTTATCGATCTTGACGTCGAGCCCAAGGAGGCGATCGTTGATCTCGCGTACATCGCCGTCCAGATTGCTGACCTTGACGTCTAGCGCAGCGAGTTCGGATTGCGAAGCGGCCCCGTCCAGCAATGCTGCCGCGGGAGGCACCGATGCTGGCGCCGTCATGGGCGATCTTCCCCGGCGGCGCGGCTGCGAACCTGGTCGTACCATCGCTTGCCCTCGATCAGTCGCCGGTTTGCTTCCTTGAGGGCGTCGCGGGTCTGCGCCAGCTTGGCCCGACCATCGTCATTGAGGTCAGCGCGCGGTACTCCGACCGGCTCCATGAGCCTTTCCGGCGCCGGCGGCAGCTCGCGGGCCAGCGGGGCAGGATTTTGATGCGATGCGCATCCCGCGCAAATCGTCGCAAGTAAGAGCGCAGCTGGGCGCCGGACGGTTCTTGAGCTCTTCGACATAGTCCGCTGTCCTCTCCTGCTCTTCCTTGGCCTGCGCCTCGATCGTGGCCAGCTTCAATGCGGCGTCCGCGGCCGCGCGGCGCGCATTATCGCGGTCCTTTTCCATCGCTTTGATCTTCGATTGCAGCGCCGCGGCCTGGCACTTGCCCTCGGCCGAGCTGCGGCCGGCCTCATAGACCTTGATCGTGTACAGGCCTGCGCCGCCCAGCGCGGCTCCAAACAGGATGGCGCCTGCGATCACGGGCGAGATCGAGATGCCGAACATGGCGGCGATGCGAACGATCAGCGCGGTCATGGCTGCTTCACCGGTTCATGTTCGTGGCATTGCGGTGCTCGAGCAGCCGGCGCGCAATCACCCGGTTGCCGAGCCGGTAGGCGACGAAGCCCCCGGCGGCCGCGAAGATCCACCAATGCGCTGTAGCCCAGCCGGCGATGTCCCCGATGCTCTCGGTGAGCGACCGCAGCGCCTGTACCTGGCCCAGAGCCTCCTGAGCATGGTCGAGCGCGCCAGTCGAATGGCCGGCCTCACCGCCGAGCCCAAGGGCCAAGCCGATCTTGCCGAGCAGGCTGACGCTCTGACCGCTCTTGACGGTCTCGGAGCCTGCGGCTGCAAGATCCTTTACGGTCGCGTTCTCGCGCGTCTCGGAGATCGGCTTGTCAGGCATGTCCTGGAATTCGGCCCATGTGGCAGCGTCGACCTCGCCGGTGGTCGGAAGGCCGTTGTCCGCCTGGGCGGCCAATACCGCCGCGCGCGTTCCGCCGGAAAAAACGCCGTCGACGGCGCCGACGGCGTAGCCCTTTGAGGCCAGAAGGTCCTGCAGCGCCTTGACCTTGAAGTCGGGCTTGTCGTGGCCGCAGCCGTAGCGCAAAACGCCTTCATCGATCTGGCTCTCGGCCTCGTCCGCGTAGGCCGGCTCCGGTGTATCGGCCGGGAAAGCTCCAGCGGGCTGATCCTCAGAAATGGCCGCCAGAGCCGCTGCGGGGCGCGCTGGCGAGGGCGCCGCGTCGAGGCTCTTGAGTACGGGCCACCAGCGGGCGAACCACTGCTTGCGCCCGGCGAGCCCGTTCTTTCCCCCGTTCAGCCTGAACGTTACGCCTTCGATATCGCCGAGCGGCAGGCTCGGCTTCGGCGCGCAGAACGGCAGGCAGCCGCACATGATGAAGTCGGCCACCGCGAAGTCAAAGAACAGGTCAGGATCGTTGAGGAGATCGGGATTGCCGAGGAGGTCGTACCCTGCCGCGGCGCCCAGCCTCGCGTACCCCTCGCGCCCGGTGGTTTGCGAACCGCCCCGGCCGCGGAAATCGTAGCCGTCATCCGTCCCAGGACGGTTGCCCATGCGACCGTTGTAGACCTGGTTGGCGAGCTTGCGCGGTTTGCGGAGGAAGGGAACGGTCGACGCGGTGGTGGGGAACCGGCGCGGCCAGGCCCTCATCATCGCGGCCGGCGTCGTGTAGTTGAGGTTCTCGACCACCTCCTGCCCGGCGTTACATTCCCAGCTCAGTTGCGCCATGATGTGCGCGAGCTGCAACGGGGTGGTGATCTTCCGCTTCTTCAGCACCGCCTCTGATGAGCGGGCGATTCCGGCGATCAGACCGCTGATGCGGCTATCGCCATGGGGCCACATCTTGCGCAGAAGATGCTCGTCGATCCTGAGGGCCATTGGCGTCCTCCAAATGAAAGGCCGCCCGGAGGCGGCCGCGGCCAATCTGCAAATTGCCTTCGATTTTGCCGTTTCAGACGGCGCCGATCCCCGACGCGTCGAAGCCGGCGAACACCCGGCCCATCCAGGTCTTGACCAGCCCGCGCAGCGTCTCGGATTCATCATCGTTGGTGACGAAGTCGGAGAAGCCGGAGCTGATCTCATCCACGCGCGAGGCCGCGCGGGTTGCAAGCCTTGGAACGTCGATGCCATTCTCGGCTGTCCACTTCAGATCGTCGGCGCGGTTGTTGCGCACGAGGTAGTGCGTGGCACCCTGCAGCGCGTCGGTGATGGGCCGGATCTCGGCCAACGAGGTGACGCTGCCGTCCAGCACATGAAGCACGCCGATCCGCAACGATCCTGCGCGGACCTTGTCGAGAAAACCAATCTCGGCGAGCGTGCGCAGGGTCGGCGTCAGTAGCCCAGCCTTGATATCGATGACGGTGACCGGTGAGCCCTTCAAGGCATCGAACACCTGCATCTGGCCGTCGGTGTGCTCGAGATCGACCAACTCGGTCTGCGCCGGAAAGAAGCGCTTCAGGACTCCTCCGGCGATCTTGTCCTCGGTATCGATCGCGCGGCAATTCTTCTTGAAATAGTCGACCAGCAGCCGCGCCACGGTGGTCTTGCCGACCCCGCCCTTGTCCGAACCTACGATATAGACCTGCGGGATCATGACCCGTTTCTCCTGTAATCGATCTGGCGATGGTGTAGCTGCGCGCTGGTAGATCGCGGCGTTGTCCAGGAAGTCAGTCACCGGACTTCAGGCCGGCTGCGCGCCAGCCCTGATGATGCCGGTCCACATCGGAATTTTCGGACCGGTCTGAAGCGTCACGATGAGGTAGTCTCGATAGGTGCCAGGCGAGAGCGCTGCCGTTTCCGCGGCCGGCACGTCGATCGAGACGCTCGATGCCGCCAAGTCGACCGATATGCCGTTTCCGTCCGTCAGCGTTACGAAGTTCGTTCCGCCGTCGACGCTATCGAGCTTCCACTGAATGGTGGCGCCGCTGAGTCCAAGCGGCGTGCCATCGGCGTTGAGCTGAGGTCCGCCGAGCTGCCAGTCCATGCCGCAGATGAAATCGAGCGGCTCGTGAACGTTCATTGCCGTGCTCCCGAGAATGGATGCCGCCGACTGGCCTCTGACCAGCACGTCCGATTTGCCGGAGATGATATATTTCGTCATCCGGCCGACCACGCGCAGATACCGGTTGACGACATCCTTTATGGTCGAAGCCAGAGATACAGAAATGCGCGCGAGCGACGGCACGGTCAGCGTGCGGTCCATGAACCGCTGCACGGTGATCACGGCGCCTGCCGGAACGATGACAGTTCGCGCAATTGCTCTCCTGATCAAGACCATCACCGCATTAGTCGAGATGGTCCGGACGAGATTGCTGCGCCGAAACGCTGTAATCGAGGATGATGTGGAGAACGCCACCGTCAGCTTCGTGACCGCGGCATCGATTATTGACAGGACGCTGCTGGCGGTCACCGCCATTATTCGATCCATCGCACGCCGCAGCGCGAGCGCTGCTGGCGCGGCGATCGCAAGCATCAGGACATGCGCGGCCGTCGAGGTGGTCGTCGCGGCGCTCGCAGCTACTGCGCCAAGGATGCGGCCTACCTGTCTTCCCGAGGACATCTGCGAGGGCGCAAGCACCGACAGCCTGGACGATATCGACCGGCCGATCGTTACGAGACTGCCGGACGTCACGGCGGACAGACGCTCAATCGTGCGGGCAATCCGCACCGTAGAGGTCGATGAGGTCGCCAAGAGCTTCATCGATTGCCGGATCGCGACGACCATCCCGACCGATGTCGCGAACAACTCGATGACCTTGACCTTGACCGCGTGGATGGATGCGACCGAGCTCGCGGCGATCGCGGCGATCTTACCGACTGCAGTGCCGGCCGCGACAAGGCTGCTGTTGAGCGTCGCCACTTGCTTGTCCGCGCGACTAGTCAGGGAGGGATCCGCGTGTCCTGACAATGTGCGTCCGATGGTGATCGCGCCGAGGCGTCCGACCGTCGATTCCGTAGTAATGAGAGGCTTCTTGGCGATCTGCCGCTGGCCAAACGCAACCGTCGCCGGAGTCGCGATTGCAAGCAGCTTCTGCCATTGTTGCAGGACCTGCGCTACCGCACCAGAACCAGATGCGGTCAACCCTTTGGAAGCGCGCCGCCCAATCGAGAGGGCAGCGGAACCAGCGGCGGAGAGCCGACGCGATGCCGATCGCCCTGCCGACACAAGTGACGATCCTGTCGCCGACAGCCGCTTCGTGGGGCCGCATCTGACGGTGACTGCACCAGGGGCCGTCATGCCTAGGTCAAGATTCTGCACCGTGATGACGTTCGACACGATCTCGACCAGTGCCGTACGCCAACCAGCGAGCGTGCCAGACAGCGACATGCTGTGAGGCGCCCACGTCGTAAGCCCAGCGGCATCGAACGCGCAGAGTTCGGCGACGACATCCAATTGGTCGACGCGAGATGCAAAGTCGCTCGGCGGATGGATCGATAACGATTGATCCGTCGACATGTGGCCTACGGCGGCTACGATGATCGATGTACCGTCGGTTCTCTCGATCGTGAAACCGGCATTGCCTACGGAAACGGTGTTGGACGTTCCTCCGCTTGTCGATCCAAAAACAGACGATCCGCTGCCGATACCCAGGGTACAGTTTGCGTCCGGCCTGTAGACCAGGCAAACCAGCTGGGTCGCGTTGGTCCAAGCTCCGGACGTTTCCCCTGAAGATGTCGCAATCCGATATCCGCGCGACATCGCGCAGTTGTTCCCCGCCCCGCTGAGCAACTCTGTGAACGGTGCCGGACAGGTGGGGCGGGTAAGCGAACCATCCCTGAATGCGAAGATCAGGATCATATCCCCGGCTTGATGCGCGGGGATCGTAACCGTCGTGCCGGAAGACGATGACGTCCCGACGAGGGTCGTCATCTCAGGTGTATTGGACCTTCAGCGTGAACGCGATGCTGTCGTTGGCGGCCAGGTTGATGGTCGAGAAGTCGCAGTAGTAGTCCATGTTGCCGCCGGTCGGCGGGCTGCCGGAGCCTGCCGCATCGAATGCACCGACTTCGGTGATGGCGCGCGTACCGGCCGCCGTGATCGTGCCGGTGAGTTGCAGCGTGTCATTCGTGACCGACGTCGTGACCTGCGAGGTCGTGCAGGCCGCGCGGGACTCGGTTGTTGACGTCGTGGTCACGACGTTGGCGCTCGCTGCGGCAGCAGAGCCTGTGCCCAATTGGAAATACCAACTCAGCGCCGCCAGTGCCGCGGTCACCCTCGCCAATCCGGCGTTTTGCGTACGTGCGGTCATGCCTTAAATCTCCTCTTCAGGCTGAGCAGGACGTTCATGAAGATGCGCTTGACTGGGTTCGAGCTGGTGTAACCCAGCATGCCGAGTTCTTCCTTCGTGCCGTCGGCGCGCGTGATGACGGCGGTGAGCTCGGCCCGCTTCACCTTCTGGCTGACGATCAGCATGTCAGATCAATCCATCGAGAACCGGCTGGAACTGGTCAAGACTGTGGATCGTCTCGTTGAGCGGCTTGGTGCGCGTGTCGGGATCGTAGACGAACTCGATATCGCCGACCGTATCGAACCACTGCACGGCATGGATGCCGGCGAACTGTGAGCAGTCGACGGCGTGTTTGACGCCGTCGACGATGACAACGTTGTCGGGCACGACGATGGTGATCCTCATCGCAACAGCTTCCCCGCCTGCATCTGGATATCCATCCGTTCGACGATCTCGTTGCGCATGCTCTCCACGGCCGCGCCGGCTTGGCGCGATTGCTGCGCGCCTTCGATGAGCAGCATCGGCAGCCACGCGATCGCGCACCGCCAGTCGTCGACGGCTTCACCGGTGTTTGGATTTGTGCCTCGGATCTGCACCCAGAGCGGGCACTTGTGGCAAACCTCGGACATGTCCGCCTTGTGCAGCGGACAGACGAGACCGGGATCGGCGTGAGGGGTCTGGGCCAAGGCGATCAATTCCTCTGGGCGATGATCAGGTCAACATATTGCACGCGCATGTCGAGCGTGTGCGCATGCGACCCGCCGCCGCCCGCCGTTCCGGTTGTCTTGTTGACGGTCTTGTCGCCGCGGTCGGCCCCGCTCTGCGCATTCCAGCTGGCCGTCCCAACCCCATCGATGAATTCGTCGGTGTAGGCGTGATCGTGGACCGGCATCTGAGCGATGGAGAGTGTCGTCACGTCCGATGTCCGGCTGGCGAACATCGCGGAAAACGAACTCGTACCGCCAGATGATGCCGTTCCGCTGACGACGCGCAGAGCCTTGTCGTTGTGAGTGGTCTGCTTCGTCCAACCAGTCGGAGCATTGCTTTGTTGGAACAGCATCTTCGTCCCGGACGGGATGGTCGAGTTCGCAACCGATTTCTGCGGCGACGGAAACATGTCGACGATCGGCGCGACCAGGAAGTCGACGGGCGACGTAGTGCCGTCCGAATTGAGGATAATCGTCGTTCGTGCCAGCGTGTGCGACGACGTGCTGTAGGTGCCGTGCCCCCATTCGGTCTGGCTGCCGTCCGCAGTGCGCGCGTAGTAACGATAGACCGCGCCATCGACGACGTCGCAATTCTCGGGGACGTCGTGTGTGCTGATATCGTCGGCCTCCGCCGCGGCACCAATGCCGAAGCTTCCGGTCCCGATGGTCGAGGCCTGCCATTTGCAAAAGTTGTAGAACGGCATCGGCTAAGGCGTACCGGCCGCCCACCGCGTAGGCCCGATGTTGTGGCTCAGCGTGCCGCGAAAGACCTCCAGCCGCTGGGCCCCGTCAAAGGCCGACATGATGATCGAATAGACGTAAGACCCGCTCGGCAGGTTCACCAGGCTGGACCGCGGAATGCTGACGGTCACCGTGGCGCCTGCGTCGGTCACGATCAGGAGCCCGTTTTCGGTCGTGGCTTCGATCCACGCCACCTCGTCCTCCGGCCGCGTCCGCACCTGCATGTGCAGCGGATTGCTTCCGACCGTCGAAAGACCGTTCGCAAACGGCTGTGTCTTCGACAGGCTGAAGTCTGCGTCACTGTATGTGACGAGATCGACCGAAAGGCTGCTCATGATCCGGATTGTCCCACTTGCGTCGCACCGCCGATAAACGCGCACGGCATCGTGTCGACGATCTCGATGTCGCCGTACTCTCCCTTCATGGCGCGGAACCAGAGCTCGCGGCCATGCGGCTCGCAATCGAAGAGCGATGCAATGAACGGCACCGGTGACGGAAGTTCCTCGAACCACGCCGTCAGGTGAATATCGGTGTAGTCGCCTCTGACGATCTTGGGATGCACCGCGGAGACGATCGTTCGCTGGAACATCAGGCAATCCGCTGCATCAGCGAGATATATGGGTCGAGCCCGTTGACATTCTTCAGCGCTCCGGCCTGCCCCTGGATGACGAAGCCAAAGGTTGAGTGCACGCGGTACGTCCCAGAGTATCCGTTCGACCCATCGTAATTCAGCTTTGTAATGCCAGGATAGGATGTGACGTTCGCTATAGAGCCATTGCTGGAGCCAAAGCACCAGGAACCAATGGCGTCGTTCCCCACGATCAGCGACGTCGCCTGTCCTGGAGGACCGGCTGGCCCGGCAGGGCCGGCGGGGCCGGCGGGACCAGTTGCACCCGCAGGCCCGGCTGGGCCCGCTGGGCCTGTCGCCCCTGTTGCACCGGTCGGGCCGGCGGGACCACCAGTTGCCGCCGTTCCGAGCATGAGCTGCCATTGTGTCCCGTCGTACACGATGATCGCGATACCGTTTGCGACGATGACGCCGGGGGCCAGGTTCACCAGTCCCTGGGTGAGAAGCGGCTTAACGATACCGTTGCAGGTAACGTCCGTCGTTCCGGTGTTCGTCTCCTTGACAAGGATCCATGCCTTTAGGCCTTCCACCAGGGTGGCGGGCGCCGGATCCAGGTCGATCACGATGTGATCGGCGGTGCCAATGTCGACTGCCCAGTTCACGCGGTCGATCTGCTGCGCCCTTGAAAGCTGGTTGAGGTCGCCGTTTGTCGGCGTGAGCTGATTGGCGAGGATGTTGTTGACGATCTCCCGTTGCGTGTACTCGATCGCCGCGGCTGGAATGATGCTCGGCTGAATGCCGATCGTGGGGTTGCCATCGACATAGGTCTGGTTTGGACCGGCGCCGGCGTAAGGAGGATTATATTCCATCTCTGGCTTACCTCGATGTGCTCTAGAAGTTCACCGGCGGAACTTCGTCCCACTCGATCGCGGCCGACCATGCCCACACACCGGTAGCCGGAACCGTTGCCTGGAGCACGAAGCCCTCGTTCTGCGTCAACAGCAGCGGATGATCGCTCCCGAGCTTTTCGAAGATCTTGACCGGAAGTCCCGCGAACTGGGTGTTCGTCGAAGTCGGCGCGGCACCGTTGTGCGCGTCCAGCGGGACGCTGTCGAGCGTGCGCGTTCCCGCGGTCAGCGCCCCTGTGCTCGCTCGCTGGATCAGGCATGCGGACCCCGACATCGATGCTGCCAGCTTCCCTTGCGGGGTCGTCATTGTCTCCGCCGTGCCGGCCGTGTCCTGCACGCTGAAGCCTCTCGCGACATACATCTCGAACGTCGCAAGACCGGTGGTGAAGCCGGTACTGAGGCTCCATGCGTTGAGACGAACGCGCCGGATGAGAGCGTTGAGGTTGGATGACGGGTTGCGGAATGCGAGGATCGGAGAGTTCGAGGTCAGACCGGCTCCCATGGAGCCGCTGCGAACAAGGCGGTGGAAGCAGCCGCCGATGCCGTAGTCGACCGGATACAGCGTGGAAAGATGCCGGACGATCTGCAGCGAGCCGTCCTGCAGGCTCGAAACATCCTTCGCCCTCAGCTCGAACGGATTGTCGTTGCCGTCCTTCAGGAGAAAGTTGTCGTTTGGAGATGGCATTGGAGGTCTCTTCCCATTTCCTTAGAGTACGGCGACGTAGCCGGAATTCCATGGTCGCGAGAACTGCATTTCCTGAAGTGCGGAATAGTCGAACACGACCTGGGTATGAGCCGGCTTCCATCGGTTCATGATGCAGTAGATGTCAGCGCCATTCCAACTTGCCGTCAGTGCGGTCGGCGTGATGGTCCAAACGAAGCGCATCTCGGGACGCATCAGCCCCCAGCGATAGCTGCCAAGGCCGTCTGGCTCGATCGCAGTCGTGTCCCCGACACCGGAGATGCCACATTGATATGGCGAATATTCCCGGATGCTGACGGTCTGACCATAGAGCGCGGCCTGCGCGATGAAGAACTGGCGCGATTGTGCGCCAAGGAAAGTCATTCTAGCCACGAGTGTCTGCTGCCGTGCGGCAACATCGCTTGGGATCGGCAGGCATTGGTCTGGAAGTCCGAACGCAGCCTCCCAGTCCGGTAGCAGCACGTTCGTGGTGCGGGGATATGACTCGGTGACAAGCAGCAGCGCGGCGCTTTGTTCGACTTCCTCGCCCCAGATTTGTGCCAAGCCAGTGACGACGGATTGCAGCACCGTATCTGGGTCGCGCGGCCACGCCGGGCCCGTCGGCAGCAACTCGTTCCAGCCATGGACGTAGTCGACGGTCGTCCGTTGCGCCCACTTGTCGTTAGCCATAAACGACGGTCCCCAGAACGGCCAGCGATCCCGGGTAGGGCATGGGATGGTCGTCCATGATGAGAGTAAAGCTCTCTATTGTCGGGATTGACGAAATCGCCTCGCTGACCCATGCCCGGTAGATCGTTTGTGCCGGTTGCTCGATGCCGTTGATGGCGTGCGCCGGTGCGGCGCGCTCGAACAGCATCTTCTTGACTGCTACGATCACGGCGTTGCGATTGGCGACGCTATCCGGCGACAGATTTGTGATCGCAAAGTCGATCGGTTCCGGAACCGGAGACACGACGAAACGGTCCTTGATTGCGACCGGCCGAACCGTATCCAAATAGTCCCTGACGAGGTTCACATCGGCATGGCTTGGAAAGCCGACGATGTTGTTCGCGAGATCGTCGGTCATGAAGCGGATCGTCACGGTGCCAAGCCCCATCTCGAGCGGCGAGCACCAAGCTCGCGTCACGCTGACGCTCGGGGTGGCGAAGGTCCACTGGACGTAGTCCTCAGCGCTGCCGCCGACCGGAGGCTGCCGGATGCGGTCGAGCACACGCGCACGCAGCCCGTCGTCGGTCTCCTCCTCAATGCCATCCGTGATCGAAGTGATCGTTCCGACCCCGTTGATGCCCGCAATTCCCACCTTGAGCGCGAGGGTCGAGCCACCTACCAGGCCGGTCGAGCCTGGTGTCGTCGCAACGATCGAAACACTGGTCGGCGTGGTTCCGATCACGACATCCGATTGCGTCGAGAAATCGATAATGGCGTTGGTGAGAGAGTCCACCGCACCCGACACGATCGTACCGGATGGCATGGTCACGCTGCCGATGCTGGTGAACGTGATCGTGCCGTGCGCGTAGGTGGCAGCCTTACGGCCTTGCGAAAGCCAAATGCTGGCATGACGGTCGAGCCATTCCGTCTCGGCGGTGTCAGGCAGCAGCTGCTTTGAAAGCCAATCGATGTAGAGGAGAGTGAGAAACCCAAGCCCGGCGTTGGCGTCCGCCATGACCCGCAAGACGCTGTTCGGGATCATAGGGCCAGAGCGCAGCTGCGACTGTACGTTGTCGCGGTTGGTGTTGCGCAGATCTTCGAGGCTCGGGGTGGTCCAAGGCATTCAGGTCAACTCCCCGGGAAGATCTCTTGCCATAGCGGCTCGTACTGCAACTGCACGACCGGCTTTGGCCCGCGGTAGATCACGACAGTCGCCGTGATCCTCTTGTCCGACGTCTGAGATGCAGAAACGGCAACCTTGGAGCAGACGCCGGCGTCAATCAGCGGCTTGAGCGCATCACGCACATAGCGCTCGACGCGCGTCACCGTCGCACCCTCTCGCGCGCCGCGGTCGACGATCTTGGCCCGGGTTAACAGCCAAAGCTTCGATCCGATCGGCCAGCCTCCCCAGATGCGCTCCGCATCCATGTCGCCCCACCAACCGCGGCGGTCGCTATCGCGCGGGTCGGGAAGTACCTCGGTCTCGTCGGCGAGGGCATCGGTGTTGAGCGCCACCAGCACTGCGCTGGCGAGCTGCTCAGTCTCGTCAAGAAGTCCGACCGGCGTTTGCAGCCAGTCGAACGTCAGCGATCCAGAGACGTCGGACGGAATCAGGCGGATATCCGGCATCGCGTGCCCTCAGAAGTCCGGAGGCTCTTCGGCGCCGTCGGCCCACGGCGGGTCGGCCTTGTTGATTAAGGACTTAGCGCTCACAGAATTCCCGGCCTTGAGATAGACCTTGTCCGAGGCGCGCAGGATGGCTCCAGACCCGCCCTTCACCATGGCGTTGCTTCCGGCGACCATCTTGGCACTGCCGCTGGCATTGACGCTGAACGAAGCGCAGTTGATCGCAACCGCTCCGTTCGGATGGTTCAGGGTGAACTGGGTCTTGTCGAACAGCAGGCTAATCGTTGCCGGCCTCGTCGCTTGCTGGAGTTGACCGAGCTGCTTGCCATCTTCGCGCGGCAGCTTGTCGTCATCCATGATCTGGAACTTGATCTTCTTGCTGTTCGGTACCGATCCGTAGATGCCGTCACGCTTGAAGTGGACCTGCTGGCCCTGATCGTCGTGCATCGCGATTTCACCGTCCGCGAGCTTGTAGAGCCGGTAACGGCGGTCCCCGGCGATGAACACAGCGCCGTGACTGCGGCCCCCACCCATGAACCCCATAAAGCCTTCCGCGCCCATCCGCTGCTGGCCGGTACCAGTCGGCTTCTGAACTACCGAGACGAATCCGTAGGGATGAACGTGCTCGATCTGATCCTGCTGCTCGCCGGCATAGCCCGATAGTGCGTGTTGCTGCATGAACTTGGTGTCGTCGACGCGTTCGACGATGGTCCGACTGATGGAGTTTCCGACGCGCTCGGCAGCATATCGCGTGCTCAGGTGTTTCATGAGAATTGCAGGCTCTCACCAATGCCGGAGCCGAAACCGTCAGCGCGGCACAACATCACACTCGTCGTGGTACCACTATGATTGGACTGACGGTGCACCACCCCCTTGATCATGAACTGGAACGTGTCTTCCGGTAGCAGCGATGGCGACACGATCGTCACCTGCGCGGTGACGTGGTTCCACCAGAGATCGCCCTGCGGGCACAGCCATCCAGGCGTGACGATCTCACCATCGACCTGCATGTATTTGGTCCAGTCACCTTGATGATTGGCCCGTAGCTGCATCGCGGCCGAGTTTCCCATCTCCTCGGCGATGATCTTGAATGGGCGGTTGACCGGAGGCGAGACTTTCGTGCTGCCTGTCGGCGACCGGTTCGCATCGGCGCTATCGTTGTTGGCGTCGTGCCCCTTGACTGTTATTTCGTCGACGTGATCGTTGTTCTTGAGCAGGATACGCCCACGCTCGATATTCTGGCCCTCGCGCAACACCAAGCCGCCTTTGGCGGCGCCTCGGAATGCGACGATGCCACCGGTGCCATCGTCGATCATGTGCATGTTACGCATCCGGCACAGCCGCTCGATGAAGGAAAAGCGGCTTTCGCCGATGTGCTCGGACACGCGCGGAAATGGCATGTCGCCGCTGGCCGACACCGAAAACTTGACCCCGACCTTGCCGAATACGGCCGATCCGATCTGCTGAAGGGTCTGGTTGATGTATTGCCCGGGCTCTCCGTCGACCGTGGACGCCATCACCGCCTGCCCCATCGAGGAGATGCCGATCTGAACCTGATGCGCATTGGCATCGACGGCACCTTGCCGCATGTAAACCAAGCCGCTGATAATCTTTTGCCCCGCAAGGGTCACAGTCGCTTGGTCACCCGGCTGCAATTTGAGGCCCGATATCACTCCGCGTTGGCGCGGGCTGATCTCGGCCACCGTCAGCAACGCGTGATCGATGATGTCCTCGGCGCTACGCGTGCACTCGATCTCCGTCCAGATGTCGTAGCGCTGGCCGTTCGCAGTGACGACAGCAATCTGATCGGGACGCGCCATTATTTCGACAAGGCCCGGCCGGTTAGCGGGAAGAACAGCGGATGGATCGGCGAGTTCTCGGAGATAAGCTCTGCGCTGCGCGAGGGATCCTGATAGAGAGACTGCGCGATCGCGAGTGAGGGACGGGTCTTCGGGAACGAATATGTCACCATCTTCGGCAACGGCCGCGCGCGGTTCGCGAGATCGTTCGACACCGCTGCATGGAGCTTGATCAGCGCGACGTAGGCGACGTTGTCCCGGCCGCTTGCAGCGACCAATTCGGCCGCTTCGAATGCATCGTTGATCACGCTGAAATACCTGTCAATCTCGCGGCGACTGGTGAATATCGTGGCGGCCAGGATCTTCGCCTGCTCCGCGAGAGCCATGCGCACAGCAAAATTGCGTACCGCAATGGCGGGAAGCCCCTGCGCCGGTACCGCGACCATGTCCTTCCGGAATTGCTCCATCAGCTCGAACGTCACGCTGTCGATCGCCTGTGCAGTATCGAAGCACTTCGCCAGCGAAGTCCAGAACGTGTAGACCCGATCGACAGTCTGGCTGAGCCAGACACTACCATTGGCGCTGAGAACCCCAGTCTGGTAGCGCAGTTGTGCGCCAGCGGCACCGGACTGTCCCTCCACCATCTTGAGCAGTCCGGCCAGGACCCTCGTATCGGTGATCCCGATCGCCTCGTTGAGCTCGACGGCGTTCATGTGTCAGGTCAGCCTCGTGATGTCGGTTGATCCGATGAAGGTCGAGCCGAGTGTCGAGTCCAGATAGGACGATGCCGACCCGGTCACGGACCCGACGGTATTGTTGACGCTCGATTGTGTGTCGCTGCCAATCAGCGTCGACGGGTCCTGCCCGGCTTCGATGAACACCATCTCGAGTTCGCAATAACCGCCCCGTTCGCGCCGCTCGACCACGCTGTAGCGATCGCAGACCACGATCTTCTCATCCGAGGACGTGGGCAGGACGAGCGCGCCGTTGGTCTCGCGCTCGAGCTCGGCGATGAGCGCGTCGCGCTGAAACCCGAAATCAGCACCGATGATGTAGGCCCCGACTACGAACGTCCGCGCCCGGCGCCCCATGTCCTCGGTATATGGCTTGTCCTTCTTGGGAAACTCGTGCGGGGCGTTTCGGCGTCCGCTCGACCGCGCGCCTACCTCGACGTGGAATTCCACGCCGTTGAAGCTCGCCGGCTGCAGTTGCAGCTTCCATGGCGGGATCGCCATCAGGACGTCTCGCTGGCCTGCAGCATAGGACGGCCGCGGTTGAGTTGCACCTGCTTGAAGATACCGTCGGCATGGTGGGCGGTGCGGGTGCCCTTCGGGAAGCCATTTAGCGTGATGTCGAGTTTGGCGTTGCCGTTCAGAGAACCGGCATCGCTGGCGCGCATGCCCCGCTTGAGTAGTTCGGCATCGCTTGGACCGCGTCTACCCCGACGGATCATGTCGCTCAGCCGTGCGCCATGACTTTGCTGATCCGCCGCAATGACACCCTGCTTCCACGCCTGCCAGCGTGCGATGTGCGATCTGATCCGATTGTCGGGGCCAAAGAACGTTTCACCATGCACGTCCGGTCCAGTCGGCGTAAAATTCCCGGTACGCTTGTGCTTCGCGGCGAGCCAGGACGACGCATTGTCAGTCGCAAAATTGCTGCTGTTGCTGCCTGCAAGGGCATTCTTCAGCCCCTGCTCAAGGATCGCGCGGTGGGACGGATTTTCCAGGGCACCTCGACCCATGTTGCCCATCGCATAGTAGCCACCCTCACCAGTCCAGCGCGCCTCCTTCTCGAGGGACGTGCCGCGCACGATGGCGCGGTTCATGGTCTCCTCGATCACGTTCTGAGTTCCAACGGGATGCTTGCCTTGCTCATTGGCCGCGATCCGAAGGAGCTTGTCTCGCAGCCACGGCTTCTGCTCCAGCTCCTGAGCAAACCTCTTTCGCTGCTCGGCGAGCGTCCCACTTGTCGGCACCGGAAGGCCGTCGCCCCCCATAGGAACGGACGAGCCATCGGGGCCCTTGCCCATCGACTTGGGTACACTCCCGTCCATTCCTCCGCTGCCGGCGCCCGGTGTCCCGATCGCCGGGAACTCCTTGCTACCAAAATAGCCGCCGCGTGAACGGGCCCCCATTCCGCCTGGATTGAACGCAGTCGGCTGGAACATACCGGACTGCTCCATCATCTTCTGCTTCAGGAAGAACTCCTCGAGCCCCTGCCGCGTGCCTTCCTTGACGTTTTCCTGGGCCTTTTTGTCGTCGCTCCCCAAGCCGAACTTCTTAAAGGGCGCCTGCAGGTTCTCCTTCACGCTTGGCGGGCTCAGTTTGCCGTCCTTGCTGAAGAACCACTTGATGCCGTCGATGATGGCCTTGATGTCCTGCAGATCGGACTTCAGCGACGGGCTGATACCCCAGCCTTTGAAAGTCTCCTCGAGCTTCTTGGCACCGTCATTGATGTCGTTCCAGATCGCGCGGATCTCTGGGTCGTGAACGAAGTCCTGAATGCTCTTCAGCCCTTCCGTGATCCCGGGCGCGGCCGCCGAGGACATCTCGTCCTTGAGCCCCCGGAACGTCGTCAGCAACTCGTCCCATGCATGCTTTGCATCATGCGCAGCTTGCGCATTGAACGGAAACCGTCGATTAAACTCATCAGACTTCCGTCGCATCTCCTGCATCTCTTTGTCGGTGAGATATGCCCAGTTCTCCGGCAGGCCGAGTAGACCGAGGACGCGCTTGCGCTGGTCGACGTCACGGATACGCGGGATCAACTCCATTGCCTTGCGCAGTTGCTCCTCGCGCCGGCCGTCCAGTTGCGCCAGCGGCGATCCGATGTCGCGCCATGCGTTGGCACCGAGCGCCTTCCAAGCGTTGATGTAGGCGGGTGAGCGACGGTGAAGCTCGTCCATGTGGGCGCCGAATTGCTCAAGCGACTTGATCGTCTCGTCGGTCGAAACGCCGTATTTTTGGTTGGCCTCGGCCAGGCCCCGGACACTGTTCATCATCAGGCCGGAAGCGCGGTGCGCAAACTCCAGCTTTTCGCCGTATTCTCCGAAGCCTTTGACAGCCTCGCTGACTGCGGCAATTCCGCCGGCAACGCTGAGCGCTGACAGGCCGAGCGCATTGAATGCCGGCCGCAGCACGTCCGTGGTCGTCTCCTTGACCTTCGCCATCTGCTCGCGAAGTTCATGGTAGGCCTTGTGGTGCTGGTTGACGTGCTTTCGACCTTCGTCATGCACCTTCCTGGAACCATCGCCGATCTTCTTCAGAGCATCCATCATGCTCTTCAGAGGTCCGGAGTATTTGTCGACGACCTCGGCGACGAGGCGCATGGTCTCCTGTTCTGACATTCAAGACTCCTGCGCCAGCTTTAGCCGCACCAGCGTGCGGCTATACAGCAGATCAACGGAATGACGAGGAAGGCTGAGGAACACGAACGGATCGCATTTATAGATCAGGGCGAGGTCGAGACAATCGTCGATGTCGGCCTCTACCTCGCCGGAGTAAAAAAAGGCGAGATGTGCCAGGCCAGCCCAACAATGTCCTGCGGATCAAGCTCGGCCAGCGAGGTCGATGGGATGCTGGGCTGAGAGATCCTTGCCACCATTTGCAGGACCTTCGCCAGGTCGTGTTCGATACGCGGCGGATCAATGTGCGGCGAGAAGATCACTGGATTGCCTACCGCGAGCAGGTCGCCCCCATTCGGCTTGCGCATGACGATCGACCGCACCTCCTCGCCGTACGCCTTGACCGGCTTCAGCAGCGGATAAGGCGGAAGAGTTTCGGGCTTCTCATCGTTCACGTCTTCGACTCGCTTTGACACTAGGTGATCTCCTCGCAGGTTACGCCCTCAAAGGTCACCTCCACCTTGCCGTCATGTGCGTCGATCGCGAATGCAGACGTGGTCCAGGCCTCGGTGAGGACGTAAGTGACGCCGTTGGCGAGCGCACACTGCACAGTCGCGTTGGTGATGTTTTCGAGGTCGACCATCGACAGCTGGTTGCCAATCGAGAGATCGCCCTTGATGCTGGGCACGATAGGCTCCTCCACGTAGCCATGGACGAAGTCCTGCCCGGCGATGCCGGTGCGCTTGAACTTGCTCGGGGTCACGGAAAAGTTGCCGCGCGCTTCCAGTTGCCTCCCATCCACCCGGATGGAAAGCACGCCGCCGATCCTGTTGCTGGTCGCCATCTATCGCTCCGATGAAAAAGCCGCCTCGCGACGAAGCGGCTAAGGCTGATGTGGTTGGGTTTCGACGCCTGCTTAGGCGGCGACCTGTGTGTCCGATGCGAACATCAACCTGAACTGTGCGAGCACGTCGAACTGACGCAGCTGCCCGGCGAGCCGCGGGGTCCAGAGCACCTGAACCTTGTTCGGGTTCTGGTCATCGAGCTGAACAATCAGGTTCTTGGAGAACTCGCGCGTGCTAGAGACCAGGCCATCGTATTCGGCGAGCACGTACTCGGCGATCAGCTCGACTTTGATGTCGATCGGCCGGACTGCGGCCTGACCGGGTCCGAGCCGCGTCCCATCCGGGACCAGCTTCATGCGCGGATACTTCGACGTGATCGACGATTTCATGCGGCTGAGCAGCGCGGCCAGCGTCGCGAGAACGGTAAGCTTGCCGAAGGCCGTGTCGGACTGTCCGAACGAATTGAACTGGTATTGCGACTGCTCGACCAGGATCGCGCAGTTGCCGGAGGCGTTAACTCCCTGCACTGCGAAGCCGCTGTTGACCAGAGAATTGCGCTGCGTCTGGATGAAGCGGTCCTGCGACAGCGGGGGTAGCACGCCGAGGAGCTCGAGCGTCTGCAGCGGTCGCGCCGGGTCGTCGGAAAAGCCTAGCGCGGCATCTGCGCAGTAGCACGCGGTGACCTCCCAGGGCGGCGACGGGAACTTCTGCTCCATCGCCATGGTCGAGATCACGGGCGCGTTCTGCGTGATCCCCCAGGAGATCAGGCTCGAATAGGTGTCTCGCCGTGCCCCAACCACCATGCCGTACTGCTGGCGGGTGTAATTCCACCGACCGCCGGGACCGAAGCCATACTCGATGGCCCACGCCGCAAGCGATCCGGCGTCGGTATAGGGCATCCCGACGTACTGGAAGTCCAGCGTGTTGATGTTGGCGATCGCGGTTGCGAAGTCCGGGTTGCCGGTTCCGCCCTGCATCTGCCCCCATGAAGTCGAGAAGAACACTATGGTGTCGTTGGTGGTAACCGCCTGCGCGAGGTTCGCCGACATGGTCACGGTGGTTGCGTTCAGCGACGCAACGGTGCCGATCAGAGACGATGGCCCGGGTACACCGATCGTGGTGTCATATGCCACCATGCCAGCCACCACATTGGCGTTGGCGCCGCTGGCGAAAGTCACCGCGGCCTGGCCGGTGGTGCCACCGGCGGACGCCGGGATGGCGATCTGGCTGAAACTGAGCGAGAGCCCAGTCGGATAGGTCTCTCCAGACGAGACACCGTAATAGTTCGGGATGATGACGATGTCGTTGCCGGTCAGGCCCTTCCACTGGCAGGTCAGCGACACCAGCGCGCCGGACGCAGTCGCCGTCAGCGGCAGTGACGTCACCGCGTTGATCGCGGCCGCAAGGTTGGTCGCGATCGTCGTGGCATCGTCGGTTGATGCCACCTGGCAAGTAACCTTCTGGCCGGCGATGTAGAGGGTGATCACGCCGGAATTGCTGCCCGAAGCCACCAGAATGTAGCCGGTAGCGGCGACGCCGGCCGATGGCTCGGAAACAGGCAGACACCACAGTTGCTGCGTCGTGTTGCTGGCGAAGAACGCAACCACCATGCGGTATAGCATCGAGCCGATGCCGAACAATGTCCCAGCCTGGGCGACTGAACCGACCGCGATCGGAACGCCAGGGACGGCGTTGCCGGCATTGCCGCCTGAGGTGAACATCTGCCCGGTCAGTAGCGCGCGCTGTGCGTTGGACACATTGCCAGCCTGGCTTCCGTCGACGGTGGCCCAGAACAGCGGCAAATTCCACGATTGCGGGATCCCGGTGCTGATCGTCATGTCGCGCTATCTCCTTTTGTGGCGGAAGGCCTGCCTACGATGCCGGCCGAGTTCATTCCTGGGTTGCCGTCGAGGTTTTCTTCGCGGCTACAGAGGACTCAGGGTCGGCATCGCCGGATGCCTTGATATCGGCCGTCTGCGGCGCTGGCTCCGACGATCCGGTCGCGTGCGCCGGCGGCTTGCCGTGATCGACCTTCTGGCGCTTCGAACGGTGGCGACGCGCGATGTCGGTGGTGATCGCATTGTCGCTCAGCATGCGCGCGGTGAAGGCATCATGCTCCCAGATCGATCCATCATCGCTGATTGCGCCGCTGACCGGGTGCCGCACATCGAGCGCAGCTTCGTGCGTCGGATAGACCTTGATCGCTGGCATGGGTGTCCTCACTGGTCGAGATTTGCGATGGTCGTGATGAGCTGGCCACTCGTTGCGGCATCGTCGAAAGTACTGACATGCACGTCGACTTCGGCGAGCGGCGTCGTGGCGACGGGCTCGAAGTAGCAGCGGTAGCGCACCGTCATTTGAAGGCGAGCCTCGGCGTAATAGCTCTCGCCGAGTTGCGGAAAGTTGAAGCTACGTTGGATCTGCTCGAAGGACTCTATAACGGCTCGGCCATCTGCATCCTTCAGGCTGACGAATGAGATGTCCTGAAGCAGCGTGTCCTCGATGAGGTCAATTAGGGTGTCGAGCGACCCGTCAAGCGATGACGGCTTTTCGGCCTCATCCAGCACCGAGATCCCTAGCGTCACGTCCGAGATGAAGCGCGGCACAGAGACGTTGCCGTCGCCGTCCGTATTCATGATCTCGCGGACAAGATAGACGGCGAGGCGCGGCAGCTGGTCGCTCTGGACCGTAGGGATCGGCAGCTTCGCGGTCGAGGTCCAGTTCGCAGCGATGGTACCGACCGTCAGGCGCCTGAAGGCCTCGTCGCGGATGAAGGTCGCGAGCGTGGTCACGGCTTCCGCTTCAGGATCAGCACCGTGCCGCCCTGCCCGTCCGGCTGGTCGTTGTCGACGACGAAATCAACCACGGCGCCTGGCGCGTAGGCGTCCTTGAGGTAGCCCATCGGCAGGTTGCTTGCGAGCGTACGGACGTAGTCGCCCTGCATTAAGGGAACGGCGAACTCGTCGAGCTTGACGCCTAGCTTGATGGTGCGGGTCGAGAATGGCGCGCCGTTGTCGGCCACCAGGTTGATGTTGTCGACCGTCCAGACCCCTCGCACGTCATAGGGGCGCGCCGTCGGCTGCGACTTCACCGGGGTAATCGTCACCGGTTTGGCCCACGCCTCCATGCACGGGCCCAGTACCAGCGCGGACAGGTCAATGCTCATGGATGGCCCGCCCGGCTGATTTCTTAGAAGGAGCGCAGTTCTGGATCAGGAGGCGGGGGCGAGCTCGGAGAGGTGCGAGCCTTCGGCGGGCACGGTCTTGAGCACCCTGGCCGGATCGACGATAAAGCCGAGCGCGCGCAGCGACTTGATCTCGCTTTCCGGCAAGTTGACCTCCTCGCCCGGGCCGTACTCGACGATCTTCGGCGCGCGGATCGGCTTGCCGGTTTCGGGATTGGTGCCGACGATCTGCATGTCCCGATCGTTCGGGACGCGGATGGTGCGACCGCGCTCGACGGTGCCGCGCACGAGTTTCTCGCTGCCCTGTCGTTCATCTGCCATTTCAGTTCTTCCTTTTGAAGGTGAGGTGAAAAAGGGATCGGGTGACGGATCACCCGATCATGATCAGCCGAGGACCGCGTCGCAGACCTGTGCGGCGAACGAGGCGTTCACGCGCGACGGGATCACTATCGGCGAGGACTGCATCAGGATGTAGCGCTGCGCCGGATCCTCGGTGACCCAGGTCTTGGGCGCGAAGGGAAGCGAAGCGTAGTTGAACGCCGGGTCCAGGATCTGGCCGAAAGCTCGGGTGCCCATCATGTCAGGACCGCACATCACGAGCGAGCCGTCCGGCATCATCGGATATTCCTTGCCAACAGTCGCGTTGCCGTCAGTGCCGGACTCTACGTACCACTCGTTGTAGATCCAGAGCGAATACTGGCCCCACTGGCCCTTGTAGATCGCGCCGCGCTGGATCTGCGGCCCGATGTTGATCGAGTTGCCGGCATCGCCGAGCTTCGGATAGTAGATCGCGCCCTTAAGCAGCGGGTCGGCGATGAAGCCTTCCCATGCCGAGGTGGTGAATACGATATCGGTGGTGATCGCACCCGACTTCTTCAGCATCTGCCGCTGCCAGCTCTCGATATTGAGCACCGGCGTCGCGGTGCCGGCGACGACATTCGCCGGCGTCCATTTCGCGGAGCCGGTGAGCGCGACCGTCAGAGAAGAGTCTCGGCCGAAATCGACCACCACGGTCGGGAAGCCCTCGCCGGTGATGGTCACCTTGCCGCCGACCAGTACCTGAGCCGCCATCCACTCCAAGCGGCGGGTCAGGATGTCGATCTGGTCGGTCATCTCGAATTCGAGATTGGCCATCTCGCGCTCGGCGCCGGTCATGTCGCCGCCGATGCGTTCGCCGATCATGCGGCGGACGGGCTTGCGAAGGTCGGGCGCCCGCTTGTCCTTGATGTAGGCAGGCTTGAAGGTGTTCGTCTGGATGCGTCGCTGCTCGACCAATTTGCCTTCAACCAGGGGAGAGACGAACGGCGCCATGCGGCGCGTTCCGATGTCGACGTCGATCGAGACGAACTCGCTGTCGGACATCGCGATGTTCGGGAAGAACTTGTCGAGCAGGAACGTCACCGCACGCTTCAGGTTCGGAACGACCTGGATCAAGGTATTCGTGTCGTAGACGAGCGTGCCGGGGGTGGTGGCCATTTCTAGGGTCTCCTGTGAGTGAGCCGCCAACGCAAAGGCCCCGGAGGCTCTTTCGAACCTTCAGGGCCTTGCCCGGCGTGGTTTTGGTGGGTTGAAAGGGTTGCCGTTACGACGGATCGGCGGCGCTGAGGACGCTCTTGATGAAGATGCCCTTGCCGCGGAAGCCGTTGCGGATGTCGGCAGGTGACAGCGAGGAGTCATAGACGATGGCGTTGCCGTTGAACTCGCCCATCTCGTAGACGCCCGCGATCACATTGCCTCCGGTCGGGTCGGTATAGTCACAGAGAATGCCGGCCGGAACGTTGCTGCCGTCAATCGCGCCCTTGGTGCAGAGCTTCCAGGTGACGGTCGACTGTGCGGTGAGATCGGGCACATAGATGCCGAAGATGTCACCGGCCGCGGGTGAACCGCCGGTGGTGATCGTGAAGTTGATCTCCGGATCGACAAAGGCAGTTCCCATCGTCTGGGTGCCGAGTACGGCGCCGCTCGGGGACTCGACCGTACCGACGGTCGCGCTGGTCAGCGTGATCGTGTACAGGCCCGGCTTGGTCGCGGCACCGAGCGAGATCGAGCCGATCGTCGCAGTGCCGGTGTTCGCGGTACCGCCCGACAGCGTCGCGCCGGACACGGTGAACGCGGTCCCGTTGCTGGTCGCCAACGTGTAGGCGTTGCCGCCGGTGCCGAAGTTCACAGCCTTGGCCGTAATCGTCGATCCCGACAGGCTGTAGGTCATCTTCGACAGGTTGGCATCGCCGGGATTGGCGAGCAGCGCGGCGAGAAATGCCTGGGCGATCTGGGCCGTGGTCATCGAGGCCTCGAACAGCACTTGATTGGCGGCCGGCAACTGGCCGACGCCGCTCTTGGCATTGAAGGTGATCACCGTGCCCTGAATGGTGACGGTGTCGCCGTCGGTGGGGACCGCGGCAATGGCCACAGTACCGGAGGCCTGCACCTTGCCGGTCGAGCTCACCGCCGCGCCGAGCGAGGCGCGGCCCATCACCGTACCGCGCGGGAGCGCCGCGGATCCCGAAACCGTCACACTGTTGGTGACAAGCTGCAGCGGGCCAGCGATCAACTGATCCGGAATGAACGTGTTCGCCGAGATGGACGGCTGCTGGGGGTTTTCACCCAGAATTCCGACAGAGAGAGACATGATCGAAGTTCTCCTTCAAATGGAGGTGTTGGAGGATGCCTTGTGGATGCGAGACCGTTACGCTTCGCCGCGGCGCTTTTTGCCGGCGGCGACGATCTGAGCTGCGAGGTTCGGCCCCTTGCCGTCGCCACCATCCCCGGAACCGACGTCCGGATTGGGTGCGCCGTTGAGACGCTCGCGCGCGGCCTGACTGGCAGGCTTCGGGGGCTCGGCCGCGGCCGGCACATCCGGCATCCCCCCCAGAAGCGCAATAGCTTCGCCGCGGTTCATCTGGGTGTTGAGCGCAAGATTGACGGCCATCGCGTAGTGGGACGAGCTGCGCTGCGCGGCCTTCGAGGTGATGATGGAGGCGATCCGGCCGCGCTCGCGGCGGCGGGCGGCACGGGCCTTCTTGTCGGCCTTGTCGTCTTCGTCGCTCTCGTCGTCGCCGTCCTTCTCGGCCTTGTCGTTCTCGTCTTCGTCCTCGGACATGTCTTCGTCGTCACCGCCGTCTTCGGCGCCTTCGTCGTCCTTCTTGTCCTCGGACTTGGCGTCCTTCTTGTCGTCTTCCTTGTCCTCGTCGTCGCTCTCGGACTTGACGTCCTTCTTGTCATTCTCATCCTCGGCCTTCTTGGCGGTGCCGAGGGCGAGTGAAGCCATGCGGGCGAGCGTGCTGGTGCTGGCGCCGGACTGCGGGACAGAAGCGCGTGCTTTCAACATTTCGAAGTCTCCGTTATGTGTTGACGTGTTCGATGAATTCCAGCAACGCCTGGTCCACAGGCATCGCTGCATCCGCGAGACCGGCTTTGATGCCGTCCTCTCCGAGGAAGCATGCGGCCTCCGTCTCGCGCACCGTGGATGCTTCGATGCCGCGATTTCTGGCGACGAGGTCGACGAACATCTCGCCGAGCGTGTCGACATCAGCCTGCATACGCTCGCGCGCCTCATCAGACAGAACCACCGTAGGATAGCTGTCCGCCTTGCGGGCGCCGTATTGGATCATGGTGACCTTGACGCCGAAATTCTCCAGCATCTTGGTGACGTCGACATGCATGGTGATGACGCCGATCGAACCGATGCCGGCCGTGCGCGGCATCAGGATGCGGTCGGAGGCTGAAGCCAGCGCATAAGCCGCGCTATAGCAGCTCTCATCGACGATCGACCAGATCGGCTTGCTGCCGCGCAGTCCGAAGATGGCATCCGAAAGATCGAAACAGCCCGACACCACTCCACCTGGCGAGTTCACGTGCATCAGGATGCCACGAACGTCCTCGTCCTGGATCGCGGCCACAAACTGCCCGGCGATCCGCGCATATTGCGTCTCGTCCGACCAGTAATAGGGGTCCTCGTGCACCAGCACGCCGCTGATTGGAATGATCGCGACGCCGGCGACCAGGTCGTATGGCTTCCATTCCGAGGCCGGAGCGGCCGGTGCCAACAGGGCGTCCGGCGCGGTGCTGCCGCGCAGCATCCGGGTGCGCACCTCCTCCAGCATCGCCGCGGCCGCGCTCGGCAGCAGCGCTAGGGGCGCATCGAAGATGGAGAGGGAAGATTTCATAGGAGAGGTCTCGCGGTTGGCGATGCCGTCACTTTGGCGAGGTCTGCCGACTGGCCGGAACGTCCTGTTTTCCGGACCACTCCGGAAGCGGGATGCCGTATTCCTCGAACAGCCCGATTTCGTACCGGCGCTGCTCGAGCACCTCCTCGAAATCGAGGCCCTGCGAAGCGGCCTCGTCTTCGAGCGTCGAAAGCGCGCCATCCATGCGCAGGATCGCCGCCTGCGCCTCGCTGGTCGGATCGATCCAGCCGCGCGGCGCGCCCAGCCATCTGGCCCGGCTGTAGGCGGTTCGGCATTCGATGAAATCTGGCGCGCCGGCCGGAAGCGGCAATTCATCGAAGGCGTGCATCTCTTCCATCACGCAGCAGCGGATCGGCGCTGCCCAATTCGTCGTGAATTCATCGCGGCGCCGATCGATCGTCTTCCAGGCCTCGAGCAACGCGCCGCGCGCACTCGAATAGTTGACGTCCGACCAGTTGTTGGAGATCTGCTGCGTCGATAGCCCGGTGCCGGCGGCGACGTTGCGGAGTACCGCGGCTTCGAACTGCCCGAAGTTTGCCGACGGCCGCTTGGCGTCAAGGATGTTGATCTTTTCACCCGGAAACATGATCGGAACACGGGCGTTTCCGACCGAGAATTTCTGCTCGGCGTGGAAATCGCGCCGGGCGTTCTGATAGCCGACGCGCCCGGGGAGCCACTTCATGACCGCGATCGTGTCGCCGTCCACCAACTTGTGCCGAAGCGCGACGTGCGCCATCTGGCCGAAATTGAGGTTCCGGCCAGCATCGCACCATTTGCCGACGTCGGCTGCCCAGGATCGCCAGTTGGCGTCGACCGCGCGAGCGTAGTCCTTGGCCCACTCGTGATCAAATCCCTTGATGCCGGTGTACATCTGCAGCCAGCGATAGTCCGGCTTCGGGATCGGCCGCAGCATCGGGCCGATCGCGTTGTCCAGCACCCGCGTAATCGCGCCGGACGCCCAGCCATCGTTGCGCACAATGTCGCGCACCCGCGACACGATGCGATCGCGGTACATGTTGAGCTCGGCGTCCGGGCTCCACAGGTACCCGAACCGGTTGCGACCGTACCGTTTGGCAGCATGGCGGCGAGGAAGCGTCGCTCGCGCCTTGTCAGGGACGCCATGGCTATCCGTGCTCGTAGTCTCGATCGTCGGTCGACCCGTCGGTATCGCCGCCTTCGTCGACATCAGGATCAAAATCGAGCTCCGGCGCGGGCAGCGCAGCCGCCCGGCGCGGCGCATAATCTCGCGGCGCCCGCGCGCGTACGGTCTCCTCGGTGCTGGGCTGGTAGGAGAACAGCGATCCGCCGCTGTAATAGAACGTCTGCCAGATGTCGGAGCCGTCGGCTGCAATGCGGAGCGCATCGATCCGCATCATCTTGCTGCCGAACCGCTCCTCCTCGCGTGCGCGGCCGGCGTGGCTGCGATGACCGAAGATCTCGCACATGCACCACTCGAAGCCGGCCAGATCGGCGGCATCAGGCGCCGCGGCTGCTGAAGCTTCGGTCTCTGTCGTTGCGTCCATTTCTCCCTCCGTTGCTGCTGTCACTCCGGAAACTCCGTCTCTGGCATCCCATGGTCGACGGGATCATCAAACATGTATCGCTGCGGCTGCGTCGCCGGCATTCCGATGATTGGCTTGCCCGTCCACCAGAACCACGGCTCCTGAAATCCGATGACGCCGAGCTTCTTCAGCCGTCCGGTCGAGCGGCTCCATCGCGACTTCAGCGTGTTTTCGGAGACGGGTTGCGATCCGTCTTCTGGGATCGCGCTCTGGCGGTAGATCTTGCTGACCAGCGCGCGGTGCACGACGTGCGTGCTGCGCGACAGGCCGAGCTCCGGCGGCGCTTCCTGGCCGCTCTCGTGCAGCGCCTTCCAGAAGGCCTTGAAGAACTGGTCCTCGATGTCGGTGAGCTTGAAGCCGCCCTTGGTGTCGCCGGAGCGCTTCTCCTCGCCTTTTTCCGGCTCGACCGACCAGTTCGGCTCCGTCACCACGCAGGATGTGCGCACCTTGCCGAACTTGTTCTTGATGCCCGTCTCGACGCCGTGCAGCACGAAGTCGGCGACCGTTCCGGTCTCGCCCTCCCGCTGCTTCTGGATCTCCATGGTCCGGACATCGCGGCTGTCATTGTCCTTGATCTGGATATTCTGGCGGTTTTCGACCCGCGTCTTCTTGTGGACCGCGATCACCGTCTCGACGTTGTTGGTCAGCTGCTCATTGCCGCGGTGCTTGCCGAGCGCATTGGTGTGGCCGATCACGATCAGCGAGCACTCGAGCGCGCGGATGATCGCCTTGTAGCGGTCGCGGATCTTGGACACGACCTCGCTGTCGATCTCGGACGCCCCCGGGGTGGCGGCGTTGTGGGTATCGATGATGACGGCGCCCGGCCGCTGGCCGCCGAAGGCGATGCGACAAAGGCCGTCGATTTCCTTGATCAGTTCGTCGACGTTGAGTTCCTTGGACCAGAGGTCGACCGGATGCGTCAGAGCGGCGAAGGGAACGCTGGCCTGCACGTCGAAATAGCGCGAATAGGCCAGCATGCGGCCGCGTGCGCCGCGGCCGCCCTCATAGGCGCACCACACGACCGGCTGCGGCTTCAGGATCCGCCGCCCGAAGAACGGCACGCCGCGGGCGACGCACATGGCGAGGTGATAGGTGATGAAGGATTTCCCGGCCTGTGATGGGCCCATGATGATGGTGAGCTCTTGCTCCGGGATCAGGTCCTCGACGAGATAGTCGTACTGATCCGGCGAGACCGCATCCCGGTCCTCGAACAGCAGCAAGCCCATCTTCGACTGCCAGGCGTCGAGCCCGACCAAGTTGGTCTGCCCTTCCTGCGTGAACCTCCGCTCGGCGGTCTCGAAGATCGATTGCGCGTAGGCGCTGGCGTCGTCATCACCCAGCTCGTCGCCGAGGCCGACGAGATAGCCGACGAACTGCTTGGCCGGCCTGCCGGCGATCACCATCGTCTCGCCGCCGAGCCACTCGATGATCTGTTTTGGCTCGGGCGCGAAGCCGTCGAGGCTGACCATCCCGTCGAACACGCGGCCGAGCGCCCGATCGAAGAACTCGCGCGAGGACACCAGGTCGCGCATCTCCGGCGCGATCTCCGGCCGCCGCAGCATCAGCGCAAGCAGGCGATGCTCGGCAAGCTGGTCAGACAGCTTCGCGCCCCGCTCGTCCTCGATGTCGCCGAGGACATATTCCTCGAGCACTTCAGGCATCATCGCGGGCAAGGTCCAGGAGATTGTCGAGGAAGGCCTCGCCCTGGTCGAACATCGCGGCGAGCAACTGTCGCGCGACGTCGACTTTGGCCATGCCGTATTTTGTAGCCAGCGCGTGCAGCGTCGGGACGTTGGCCTCGGGGATTTCGACAGTGATCGGTTGTGGCCGCTGCGGCCGCCGGCCGCCCTTGGCGGTCAACTTGATGCCGAATTTCCGGCACGCCATGTTGATGCGCGGGCCCGACTTTGCATCGAGCCCGATATCGACGGCGATCTGCGAGGCGCTCATTCCCTGGTTCGCGAGATGCTTGACGTAAGCCTTGCGTTCGTCCGTCCACTTGATCGCAAAGTATTTGCCGATGCCGAAGTCAGGACGCTGCATCGCGGCGCCTCCTCAGCCATTCGATCGCCTTGTCTGGCTTTTCGCTGCATTGCTGCAGGAACTTCATCACCGCCAGCAGCAGCATGATCCGCTCGACCTGCTCCCATCCCGGCTCGTCGATTAGGCCGGCCAGCAGCCGGGCGCGCTCCGAGCCCTCGATCCGGTGGGCCTCGAGATCGACGCTCTTGATCATCTCAGCCAGGCCGACCTTGCGCTCCGCCATTTCCATGGCGTTGCGGATCGCTTCGTCTGCCTGTTTCTCGGCCGCAGTGGTCATGGCTTCGCGTCTTCCTTCCGCGGGGCCGCAGTCATCGCGAGACCGATGTAGACGCGCACTTGGCTGCTGAATGTCCGCCCGTTCAGCTCGGCCTCGTCGGCGATGCGCTCGAACAGCTTCGCGGAGAAACGGACAGCGATCGCCTTCGATTTGCCGTGCTCGGAGTAGCCGGCGGGGCGTTTTGGGGTCCTGGGCATCAGAATGCCCTCGCCTGCTCGCGGCCCATATCGACTTCAAAGCGCATCTGCTCGAAGCGGCGCTTTTGTGCTTCCGTGCCGTAGCACTGGACCATCCAGAACCACATCGCGACAGCATCGGCCTCGTCATCGTTGCCGACGGCAAAGCCGTAGTTGCGTGCGCGCAACGTCATGTCCGGCTTCTTGGCGTTGCCTTTCCCGGTCCAGAACTTCTTCACCTGCGACGGATTGATCATGCGCACGGGGATCCCAAACCCCTCGCGCAGGCACTCCTCCTCCAGGGTCGAGGCATACGAGCAGAGCTTGATCACGGTAGCCGGGGTCGTGACGCCGAAGATGCTCGGCTGCTCATAGCCGATCAGCGCAGGCTTCTCGACGATGATGATCTGCCGCAGCCAGGCGCGGACGTTGGCTTGGTGACGGCCGTAATTGTCGCCGGTCGACTCGAACTTGTGTGATCCGAATGTTGGCGTGGCATCCGGCTCTCCAACGGCATAGCCGGTGTTCGCCGCGAGATCGAAGGTGAGCAGCTTGCCATTGATGGACATGGCATATCCCCCGGCGCCGTAACATGACGCCCGCTGTCCGCGGCCTTACGCGTGCCGCAGCGTTGCAAAGACTGAAACGAACGGCCGCCTACAGCGGGATTTCGTCGATCCGCGCCGCGATCAGGTCGCCGAACGGCGTGCCCTTCAGCGAGGACGCGAGCTGCCGCATCTGGTCCCCTCCCCGCCGCGCGCGGATCTCTGCCCAGCTGTCGGTCGTATCGAGCCAAGTTGCGACATCGCTCATCAGCTCGGACCGCCACGACCACGCGCGCGATCGCCAGAGGCAGAATACGCCCAGCCAGTATGCCGCCGATGCTGCCGCTTCCCGGATCACTCGTTGAACTCCAGCTCGAGCTGCTCGATCTGACGACGCTGCGCTTCCTGTGCGGCACGCAACGCAGCCAGTTGTGACGAGCGCTTGAAGCGCTTCCACCAGGTCGGCCGAGACCCGGCCATCAGGTTTTCGAGGATGACGAGGCCGGCCTCCGTGCGCAGGAGCTTCGCCAGATCCGCGGCGGAGAGCGAGTATTTGTTCGCCAGCCAATACTGGATCATGCGATCGCTCGCCTGCGTGGCCTCACGCAGCTCGATCATTGTTTTCGTTGGCCAAAACGCCTGCACGGCGCGCATGACGACCGAATTCGTCTGCAAGCCAGCTTCGTTTCGACTGCAAGACCTTGCAGCCGCTGAATTTGAGGCTGACGCCACCGTCGAATAGGCTTTCGGCATGTCGGTACTCGCTACTCGGTTTGAAAAATCGGACGCAAAAACGCAGAAGCCGCGTTCACGACGCGGCTTTGGCAGCAGTGTGCGCGGCCATCAGACTTTTCGAGGAAACGCCAGGAATGCCGCGGCGGCACGCTCCGTCGATAATCGCCGGCCAGTACTTGATGCGGATCGATCCGCGGGCGCGCATTTTCTTGGCGGCTCCGTACGAGACCCGGGCGTCTGCCGCGAACTTAGCGAGCGACGGCCAAGTCGAGATCATTGTAGAAACGATCCTGGTACCTCTCATGACAACCTCAGCTCGGCTTTCGCACGCGGCCGCTCGACCTTCGCCGGCCATTCGGCGCCTTCCGGCCAATTCGTGGAGAACCACTGCATGGCGAATTCGTACTTTCCGGTCGAAAGATCGGCGCCGTCGCTGGCAATGCCGTTCAGTTTCTTGCCGTCATTGAAGACCAGCACTGAAACGCGGGCGAGCGAGAGGCTGCGGGCCTTTCGGTAGGCGTAGAGCCGCAGCCTACCCGGCGCCGAATTGTCGGCGTCCGGCAGCACGAAGTTTGGAATCCCGTCCGGCGCCGCCTCGAGCCACGTCGACAGCTTGATCCGGGGCGGCGGCCGCAGCTGGGTCCGAAAGGCCCGACTGAGCATCGAGGGGGACCCGAGACCCTCGATCACGACCGATCCTTCTTCACGACTGGATGCCAGGCGGCTGGTCTTCGCTCAGTCCTGCCAAGACGTCACGGATCGCCATGGCTTCCAGCATGGCAGCCTTTCGGGCGTGCAGATAGTCCTGGTACCACACCGCTGGGTTGTCCGTGTCAGCGCCGACGACGGCGCGATGGCGACGGGCAAGACCGAGTGGAAGTTCGAGATCCTCGACATCTCCAAGGTCGACCTCAACGCGCTGCGCGCGCACTTCCCGGTGAAGGAGATCGAAAAGGCCATCGGCAAGGCCGTCCGCGCCACCAAGCAACACACCAAGATCGATGGCGTCCGCGTGTTCGAGGACGTCGCCACGCAGTTCAGGCGGTGACGACCATGATTGATCGTCGATGCCATTCCTGTCGGTGGTGGGACAACTCGGTCTCATCGCGCGACGTCGAGGACAGCGGCGCTTGCCGAGCGAGGCCGCCCGTAGCCGATGACCGCTCCCACGCTGCGGTCTGGCCGTTCACGAGCGCCGACGATTGGTGCGCTCATTTCCTTCTTCCTCCCGACCAAATCAAGGACCATTCCGATGGCGCCGACCAAGACCGCTGAACGCACCACCCGCCAGGCCTCGCCGCAACAGACGCCAACCGGCAATCTCCCAGCCCAGCAGCAGCCGAAGGCGCCGCCGCCGATCGTGCAGTTCCGCGACTACGTCAACCAGCGCATGGCGACGCTCGAGGAAGCGCTGCCGCCGCACATCCGGCCGGACTATTTTGTCTCGGCCATCATGATCGCGCTGCAGAAAAAGCCGTCCCTGCTCAAGTGCACCTTTCCCTCGATCTGGAATGCCTGCGTCGAGGCGGCCAAGGACGGGTTGCTTCCCGACAACAAGGAGGGCGCGATCGTCCCGTATGGCGAGAACGCCGAAGGCAAACGCGTCGCCGAGCTCGCGACATGGATGCCCATGATCGAGGGCTACCGGAAGAAGATCTTCGAGACCGGCAAGGTTAAGGCGTGGGAAGTCCAGGTCGTCCGGGAGAAGGACGACTTCGAGTACGAGCTCGGCGACAACGCCTTCATCCGTCACAAGCCCTATGTTGGGACGCAGAACCCGGGCGGCATCGTCGGCGCCTATTCGATCGCCAAGCTGATGACCGGCGAGACCGTCCGCGAGGTCATGGGCGCCTTCGACATCATGCAGATCGCGTCCAAGTCCAAGGCCAGCAACGGGCCATGGAAGGATCAGGCCTTCGTTCCCGAGATGGCGCGCAAGGTCGTCGCGCGCCGGCATTACAAGCAGCTGCCGCACTCCCGCGAGCTCTCCGAGATGATCGCTCGCGACGATCAGCGCTTCGGCGTCGACTTCCAGGAGGGCGATGAGCAGATCGCCAAGCCGCAGGCGGCCCGCCGGCTGTCGTCGCGCCAGGCGTTCGACGCCTATGCCGGTGCAACGGTCGACAACGAAACCGGCGAGGTCCTCGACGACGGTCCGGAGGAGACCGGCGAGCAAGGCCAGTCACAAGAGACCGTTCAGGCGGCGACCGCGCCGCGCAAGGATGCAACCTCCACCGCCGCCGGTGGAGCGAGCAGGGGAGCCGAGGCATCACCTCCGCAAAGGCAAGCCTCGGCTCCCACCACGACCACGGCGCGCAAGGACGGAGGCGGCGAGCAAGCCGCTGGTCCCGCCGCGCGTCAGGAGACTGCCGCCGCTCCCGCGAACGGGACGGAAGTGGCGCGCACGGAGGCCGGCCCGGGAGCGACCACCCCGGCGCCGGCCTCCCCCTCACCCGAGGAGACGGCGGCCGAGGCCGACGCTGATATCGACGAGATGCCGGACGAGCCCGCGGCCGACCCGCAGGACGCCGCCGATCGCCCGTGGCCGCCCGGCGCCGAGCCGACGACCATTGACGAATACGAGCGCTACTTGCGCACGAAACTGGCGGCCATGACCAAGGCGAACGAGGTCGCGCCCTGGTTCAACAGCGACGCCGAGAAGGCGCTGCGCGCCGCCTGCCAGACGGCTCCGCGCTTTCAGGAATTCCAGCAGCTCGCGATTACGCGGCGGAAGGAACTGCCGTGATGCTGATCCGGGTCCTCGACTTCGAGACGACGGGCATGCCGCCGGATGCCGCCGTGTGTGAGGTCGGCTGGTGCGACCTCCGCACCTATGCCGGAACGACGGCGTGCGAGATCGGCAAGCCCGTCGGCATGCTGGTCGACCCTAACCGGGCGATGCCGCCCGAGGCGCGCGCCATTCACCACATCAGCGACGCCGATGTGTTCGGCGCCCCCCCATTGCGCACGGCTTCGTGGCACTTACGAAGGGGCCGCCTGACGTGTTTGCCGCTCACAACGCCGCTTTCGAGCGCGAATTCTTTGCAGGCGGGCCATCGGCGCGGTGGATCTGCACGCTGAAGGTCGGACGTAGGCTCTGGCCGGATAGTCCAAGCCACAGCAATCAGTGTCTGCGCTACTTTCTCGACATCGAGCTCGACGATGAGCTCGCCATGCCACCGCATCGCGCAGCGCCCGACGCCTACGTGACGGCCTTCATTCTCGCCGCAGCGATCCGAACCGGAGTCTCGATCGACGACATGGTCACATGGAGCAATCAGCCATCGCTACTCCCCGGCGCGATCAATTTCGGCAAGCACCGCGGCACGCCCTGGTCCGACTGCGATCCTGATTATCTCCGTTGGATCATGAAGCAGCCGGACATGGATGAGGACAAGAAGTTCACCGCAAAATACTGGCTGGAGAAGCGGTGATGGCCGGCTCGGTCAACAAGGTCATCCTCGTTGGAAATCTCGGGAAGGACCCCGACATCAGGACCTTTGAGCGCGGCGGCTCGGTCGCGAACTTGAGCATCGCGACGTCGGAAAGCTGGCGTGACAAGAACAGCGGCGAGCGCCGCGAGAAGACTGAATGGCACAACATTGTTGTGAAACAGGAAGGTCTGGTCGGCGTCGTCGAGCAATACTGCCGCAAGGGCCAGAAGGTCTACATCGAAGGCCAGCTGCAAACGCGTAAGTGGACCGATCGCTCCGGTGTCGAGAAGTACACGACCGAGGTCGTGTTGCAGGGCTTCAACTGCAAGCTCGTGATGCTCGACCGCGGCGGCGATCGCGGTGAGGACGATGACCGCGGCCCCGCCAGCCCCGGAACGCGGTCATCGTCCGGCCACCAGCAGCAATATCAGCGGAATGATGATCTCAATGACGAAATCCCATTCTGATCGTCGGCGCCGAGCTTTCGGAAACTGGCGCAAGCGCTATCCCAGCCGCCGCGCAGCTCTGGCAGCGCTGCGAAAGATCCTTTCGAAGCGGAGCGCGTCGTGAGCGACCGATACATGACATTGCTCGGCACCGAACAGGTTCAGTCCGCAGCCAACACCATGAGCCATGCAGCAGGCGAGATGAAGCGCGCCGCAGATCAGATTGATGACGCGCTCCGACGCCATAGCCAATTTCTGGAAGACTGGATCACCCGTTTCGAAGCGAACGCGTCGAGACTGCTGGAGACTGGCCAATGAACTTTATCGTTTGGCGCCGCGGCCTGCGCGGGCCCGTCGCTTCCCTCGACCTGCTCGACCCGCGGTCGATGATGGATTGGCCGCTGATAGAGCAATCGACGATCGCGATCATCCCTCTTCCTGAAGCCGAGCGCGGGCTCACGCTCGACCAGGCGATCGCGCGGCATCCTTGCCCGGAGATCGTGGAATGAGACACCCCATCCCGCGCGAGGCCCTCGACGATCGGCTCGGCTTCATCGGCACGAGTGGGTCCGGCAAGACCTATAACGCCGGCACCGCCGTTGAGATATTGCTGGCCAACCACAAGGCGCGCGTCGTCATCATTGACCCGCTTGGCGTCTGGTGGGGTTTGCGCCTAACAGCCGACGGCAAGAAGCCGTCCGGCTTCGACGTCGTGATCTTCGGCGGCGACCACGCGGATCTGCCGCTCAATGAGCAGGCTGGCGCACTGATCGGCGAGACGGCTGCAGGCATGGCCGAGAGCTGCATCATCGACCTCTCGAAGCTGCCCAGCCGCGCCGCCGAACGCCGCTTCATGGTGGCGTTCCTCGAGACGATTTATCGCAAGGCCGGCGGCGAGCCGTTCCACCTCGTGGTGGATGAGGCAGATCTGTTCGCGCCTCAGAAGCCGCACGCCGGCGATGAAGTGCTGCTTGGCCACATGGAGAACATCGTCCGCCGCGGCCGCGTGCGCGGCTTCATCCCATGGCTGATCTCGCAGCGGCCGGCGGTGTTGAACAAGAATGTCCTCAGCCAGGTCGACGGGCTGCTCGCCTTCAAGCTGACGTCGGTGCAGGACCGCGACGCACTCGACGCCTGGATCGAGGGCCAGGCCGACAAGGAACAGGGCAAGGAGATCAAGGCCTCGCTCCCGACCTTCAAGGTGGGCGAAGGCATCGTCTGGCTGCCCGGCCTCGGCATTCTCGATCGACGCTCGTTCCCGCAAAAGGTCACTTTCGACAGCTCGCGCAAGCCCAAGCGCGGCGAGAAGCTGGGGCGCCGCACCCTCCCCGCGCTGGATGTCGACAAGCTGAAAGATCGGCTCGCTGCGGTGGTCCAGGAGGCCAAGGCCAACGATCCGAAGGCGCTACGCGAGCGGATCGGCGTGCTGGAGCGGGACAATCGAAAACTGGAGCAGGAGCGCGATGCCGCGCGAACGGTGCGCCCACCGGCGGCCGAGCTGGTCGAGGCCGAGAGGATCGGCTTCGAGAAAGGCAAAGCGGCCGTCATCACCGAGGCCAAGCGCGTCGGGCAAGAGACGATCGTCTCGGCGCTGGAGGATCTGAAGAAGCTGGCCTCGCCGCTGGTCGAAGCCATCAATGCCGGCATCAAGACGGCGAAGATAGCCTTCCCAGACGTGAGCGACCGCGTGAAATTCCAATCGGGCCCGCAGACGGTGAAGCAAACCACCGTGGACGCCCCGAAGCGTGGGCCGGTTGCTTCGCCGGTATCGCGCGCGCCGTCATCTGCGCCTGCAGGTGGTGACGGCAGCATTTCCGGCCCCGAGCAGAAGATCATCGACGCCATCCGCTGGTGGAACGTGATGCGGATCGCCGCGCCGAGCCACGCGCAGACCGCGTTCATCGCCGGCTACTCGCACAAGTCCGGGAGCTGGGCGACATATCTCAGCCGGTTGCGATCGAAGGGCCTGATCGAGGGGCGCGGCGACTTGGTGCTGACCGGAGACGGCGCGGCGGTCGCGCGCGAGCCAGAGGCGACGCCGTCGATCGAGGCGCTCCACCAGGCGGTGCTCGGAAAAATCGACGGGCCGATGCAGCGGATCCTCGCCCCTCTGCTGGAGGCCTATCCGAACGGCCTCTCTCACGCCGAGGCAGCGGAGAAAGCCGGTTACAGCCACAGCTCCGGAAGTTGGGCCACATACCTGAGCCGGCTGCGTTCTCTCGACCTCATCACCGGCCGCGGCGAATTGCAGGCCCAAACATGGCTGTTCGCATCATGAGCCTGCGCATCGTGAAGACATTCGATCAAGCCGATTGGGAACTGCTCTCGCTCGCCAACGAGAAGGGCAAGTTCGGCATCGGTCTCGCGACCAAGCTTGAAGAAGACCAGCAGCTCGCGTTCGAGCGCGGGATCGACGCACAGTGGTTCACGTTCGTCGATCTGTCGACGGTCGCGTCGATGCCTGGCGCTGGTCTGATCCAGCTCTACCGGCTGACTGAAGCCGGCGCCGCGCGTCGCGCCGAGCTTGCCGCAAATCACGGGGTGGTGCGATGACCTTTACCCCGCCCCCGCACGCAAGTCATCACTGTCGCCATTACAGATACGAGCGCGGCATGAACTGGAGCGGTCCCAAGTGCGCAGCCGGCATCCGCCTCGCCGGTGGCGACACCGATCCTTCGATGCCGGCGACGGACGAAGAACTGGCCAGCACGGCCAACTGCATGCCCGACGCGGACAAGGCCGCATGCCCTTGGCGCGAGGAATGGACGGACGATGAGCGCGCGGCGTGGGCGCAATGGCGCGCCGAGAGCCAAGCCCGCGCGATCCTGATCATCGAGAAGATCCCAGGCAACTCGACGGACCGAAAGAATAAGCCGAGCTGGGGCCAGACCGGCGATTTCCCCTGCCCGGCCTGCGAGGTCGGTACCGTGCGCTGGGCCCGCGCGCGTGTGAACGGACACCTGCATGCGGCGTGCACCACGCCCGGCTGTTTTGGGATCATGCAATGACGCACCGCTGCCCCGTCGACAGCTGCACGGCCAATGTCCCTCGCGGCGTCTACATGTGCGCGCGGCACTGGCGCATGGTGCCGAGCCCGCTCAAGGCTGCGGTCTACGACTCCTTTCAAGCCACCGGCGATATCAGCGACAACCACCGCGAGGCGGTCCGCGTCGTCAACGCCGCCGAGGCCGGGCGGGCAATGCCCGGACTTACCCCGGGCATGAAGACCCTCACCCTGTGGCAGCCTTGGGCGTCGCTGATCATGATCGGCGCCAAGCCATACGAATTTCGGAAGTGGAATTTCACAGACAAACCGCATCTGGCAAAGCTGGTCGGCCAGCGCATCGTGGTTCACGCCGGTGCGCGCCCGCCGAAGAAGCTCGAGCTCGAAGACATCATCGCGCGGATCGACGAGGGGGAGAGCGCGCTGGTCGCGGATATCGCCAAGCCCTTCATTGAGCGAGTGCTCGACGGCGAGATCAAACTTCCTTTGGCGCAGGCGCTCGGCACCGCCAGGCTCGGCCACCCGCAGAAATCCTTCGACCTCTTCAAGCACATCGTCGCCGACAGCGATCGCCTCGACCATCAGATGTACGCCTGGCCTGTCTCGGAGGTGCAGCCCTTCCCGTCACCGGTGCCCTCGCAGGGCGCGCAAGGGTTCTGGAACTGGAACTGATGGGCAAGCTCGCCGACTATCGCCAGTTTCTACGTGCCAAGGTGCGGCTCGCCTCGCGCCACGGGTTCGACGTGGACGCCTCGGAGATCAACCCGGCGCTGAAGGACTTCGTTCAGGCGATCGTGCGCTGGGCCGCGAGCGGCGGCCGGCGCGGCATCTTCTCGTCCTTCGGACTGCACAAGACTTCGGCGCAGATCGAGCTCGCCCGCCTGGCCTTGAAGCGCGGCGCCCGCCCGCTCATCGTCGTGCCGCTCGGCGTCCGCCACGAATTCACCGAGGAGGCCGCCGTTCGGTTCACCGGCGAGTTTGCCGTCAACCTCGTCTTCGTCCGCTCGACCAGCGAGCTCGATCTCGCCCGCACCGATGTCATCTACCTGACGAACTATGAGAGCGTCCGGGAGAGCAAGCTCGACCTGAACCTGTTCGGTTTCGCCTCGCTCGACGAGGCGGCGGTGCTGCGCGGCTTCGGCGGCACCAAGACGTTTCGCGAGTTCATGCGGCTGTTCGAGAACGTGAAGTGGCGGTTCGTCGCCACCGCGACGCCGGACCCGAACGAATTCATCGAGCTGCTGGCCTATGCCGCCTTCCTTGGCGTCATGGACGTCGGCGAGGCCAAGACGCGGTTCTTCAAGCGCAACTCGGAGAAGGCCGACAAACTCGTGATCCACCCGCACAAGGAGCGGGAATTCTGGCTGTGGGTGGCGTCCTGGGCATTGTTCGTGCGCAGGCCCTCCGACCTCGGCTTCTCCGACGAGGGCTACACTCTGCCCGCGGTCGACGTGCGCTGGCACGAGGTCGCGAGCGACCATGCCACGGCCGGGCACGAACGCGACGGGCAGGGCCGCATGTTCCGGAACGCCGCCGCCGGCGTCCAGGACGCCGCGCGAGAGAAGCGCGAGAGCCTGCCGGCGCGGATCGCCAAGATGCAGGCGCTGCGCGCGGAGGCCCCGGAGGCGCACCGGATCCTCTGGCATGACCTCGAAGCCGAGCGGCATGCCATCCAGGCGGCGGTACCGGACGCGCGCGCCATCTTCGGCTCGCAGGATCTCGAGACGAACGAGAAGCACGCCGTCGACTTCAAGCACGGCCGCTTCCGCGAGCTCGCAACGAAGCCGGAGATGTCCGGCGCCGGCTGTAATTTCCAGATGCATTGCAGCTGGGCCATCTTCCTCGGCATCGGCTTCAAGTTCCACGACTTCATCCAGGCCGTGCACCGCCTCGCCCGCTTCGGCCAGACGCAACGCGTCCGCCTTGACCTGATCTACACCGAGGCCGAGCGCGAGATCAGGCGCACGCTGGAACGCCGCTGGCAGCAGCACGATCGCCAGGCCGAGATCATGAGCGGCATCATCCGGCAGTTCGGGCTGACGCAAGCCTCTCTCGCCAGCGCGCTCGACCGGTCGATCGGCGTCGAGCGGACCGAGGCCGAGGGCGTCAGCTATCGGCTGGTCAATAACGACTGCGTCGAGGAAGTCTCCTCGATGCCGGCGGACAGCGTCGACCTGATCGTCACCTCGATCCCGTTCAGCACGCAATACGAATACACGCCGAGCTACAACGACTTCGGCCACACCGACGACAACGACCACTTCTGGCGGCAGATGGACTTCCTGACGCCGCAGCTGCTCAGAGTCCTCGAGCCCGGCCGCGTCGCCGCCATTCACGTCAAGGACCGGATCGTTCCGGGCGGCATCAACGGCCTCGGCTTCCAGACCGTGCAGCCGTTCTCCGACGAATGCGTGACGCACTTCCGCAAGCACGGTTTTGCCTTCCTCGCCCGCAAAACCATCGTCACCGACGTCGTTCGGGAGAACAACCAGACTTACCGGCTCGGCTGGACCGAGCAATGCAAGGACGGCTCCCGCATGGGCGCCGGCATGCCGGAATACGTGCTGCTGTTCCGGAAGCCGCCGACGGATCGATCGAACGGCTATGCCGACGTTCCGGTGGTCAAGGAGAAGCCGCTCTGCGATGACCACGGCGAGCCGGCGCCGTTCGACGCGCGCACCAACTGGAAGAAGCCGGTGCCCGGCACCGGGTATTCCCGGGCCCGCTGGCAGCTGGATGCGCACGGCTTCACCAAGTCGTCCGGAGACCGGCTCCTGTCGTCGGAGGAGTTGGCCACCCTGCCCCACGACCAGATCTACAAGCTTTGGCGCGATCGCTCCGCCGGTCGCGTCTACGACTTCGCCAGCCACCTCGCTGTCACCGAGGACATGGACCACGCCCAGAGGCTCCCGAGCACTTTCATGCTCATGCCGCCGCACTCGGCGCACCCCGACGTCTGGACCGACGTTGCACGCATGCGGACCCTAAACGGGGCACAATCGGCTACTGGTCGCGAGATGCACCTCTGCCCGCTGCAGTTTGACATTGTCGACCGTTTAGTAATTCAGCTCTCGATGGAGGGCGAAACGGTGCTCGACCCGTTCGCCGGCATCGGCACCGTGCCCTACTGCGCGGTCAAGCTCGGCCGGTTCGGCTTGGGCGTCGAACTCAACACCGCCTATTGGCGCGATAGCGTCCGCTACGCCCAGGACGCCGAGGCGAATGCCTCGGTGCCAACGCTGTTCGATTTGCTGGACGAGGCCGCGGAATGAGCCGGCGCCGCAAGATCCTCGTCGCGGACCTCCTCTGCGGCGCCGGCGGCTCCTCCACCGGCTGCGCGCGTGCGCTGGCCGAGTTGGGCCTCGAGATGGAGCTCGTCTGTGTCAATCACTGGGGCGTGGCGATCGAGACGCATCGGAAGAACCACCCGGAGGCCCGGCACTATGTGCAGGACATCTCGACGGTCCGCCCTCACATGATTGTTCCGGAGGGCTATCTCGACCTCCTGATGGCATCCCCGACCTGCACGCACCATTCCGTCGCGCGCGGCGGCAAGCCGACGTCGGACCAGCAGCGGTCCGATCCCTGGCACATCATCACCTGGCTCACCGAGCTGCGCGTCAAGCGCATCATCATCGAGAACGTCTGGGAATTCATCGGCTGGGGCCCGGTCGACCATCGCACCGGAAAACCGATCCGCTCGCGCAAGGGCGAGTATTTCCATGCCTGGATCGAGACCATCCGCAGGCTCGGCTTCGAGCCGGAATGGCGGAAGCTGAACGCCGCCGATTTCGGCGACGCCACGACCCGCCAGCGCTTCATCCTCATGGCGCGGAGCGATCGCAAGCGCGTGCTCTGGCCGATGCCGACGCACACGCGAACGATCGACGGTAAGCTCGCGCTGTTCCCCGGTGTGAAGCCTTGGCGCCCGGCGCGCGAGATCATCGATTGGTCGATCAAGGGCCGCTCGATTTTCGACCGGAAGAAGCCGCTGGCGCCCAAAACGCTCGCCCGCATCTATGCCGGCGCGGTAAGGTTCAAATGGCCAAAGCCGTTCCTGGTCAAGTTGCGCAACCACGGTGCAGCGCAGAGCCTCGACCTGCCGGTACCGACGATCACCGCGGGAGGGACGCATATCGGCTTAGCCGAGCCGATCCTGGTCAAGCAACACTTCCGCCGCGACGCCCAGAGCGTGGACGAGCCGGCGCCAACCGTGACCTCTGTGGCGCGCATCGGACTGGTCGAGCCCTTCATCCTCAATCGCGCCAGCGACGGCCACGGCGAGACGCGGGCGCACTCGATCGACGAACCGGCGCCGACGGCAACGACGTCAGGCGCGGGTTATGTCGTGGAGCCATTCGTGCTGTCCCGGCACGGAGAAGGCGCGCCGCGGTCGATCGAGGAGCCGACACCGACGCAGGTTGCCAAGCACAGCCACGTGCTGATCTCGCCTTACTACGGCTCCGGAAGCGGCGAGACCTGCCAGTCCGCCGACGAGCCGCTGCCGACCATCACATCTATCGCGCGGTTCGGGATGGTGGTCCCCATCACCCACACCGATCGGTCGAACCGCGCTCGCGATCTGACAGAGCCGCTGCCGACATTGACGACGGCCAACCGAGGCGAGCTTGCGTTCATCGCGGCCCAGTTCGGCGAGCGCGCCGGCCAGGCGCCGCGCGTCCACGGCATCGACCAGCCGACGCCGACGATCGCCGCCACCGGTCACGTCAACCTGGTCGAGGCCACGCCGGAATTTGACATCCTGTTCCGGATGCTGGAGCCGCACGAGCTCGCGGCCGCGATGGGCTTCAACGACGCCGAGCAGCAATACGAGTTTGCCGGTACCAAGACCGAGAAGATCAAGCAGATCGGCAACGCCGTCAGCGTATCGAAGATGAAGGCTTGCGTTTCGGCTATCATGGCTGACGCCGCGCCAAAAACCGCCGCCGTCCCACCAGAGCTGAGGAGTGCCGCCGAGTGAGCAATGATCGTTTTATCCCGACCGACGGCCGCCCCCTCACTCCGTACGAGCGCGAGATCCTCACCATCCTCCAGGAGGAGTGCGCCGAGGTGATCGTTGCCGCCTCGAAGCTTCTGCGGTTCGGTGCCGGCAACACAAACCCAAGCACTGGCGAAAGCAACGTCCGCGAGCTCAGCCTCGAACTTGGTGACCTGCAAAAGATGCTCTCGATCGTTGGCGGGACCGATTTGGCCGATGCGAGCCAGATCGAGGCCGGCTACCTCCGGAAGGGTCGGAGGCTGTCTCGCTTTTTGCAGACGGAACCTGAGGGGACTGCTCATGGGTGATAACAGCTGCGATCGACGGATCGAGGGTCACGAACACAAAGCCTTCCCGCCTCTAGCCGCTTGACCATGGCCAACCGCTTCCAACCGCTCGATAAATTGCCTCTATTCGCCGAGGAGGAGGCAATTTCCATTGCCCTGTTGGGACCGGGGAAATATGCCCATTGGCGCCAGCTGGCCCCTTTACTTGAGGGCCGCGGCTTCCCCAAGATCGATGCTGAGATGGGCGGCCGGTACACTCCGGCGATCAAGCGCTTCTTCGATCACGAGTACCGCCTGGACACTGCCCAGCCAGTTGCGTCGCGTGACGGGCCGGAGGATTGGGGACCGTGGAAAAGGAAAAGCGCCCGCCGGGCTTAAGGTACAACGGCAAGCGCCCGGTGTGGCGCGCCAGTAAGGCCGCAATCGCCGAGGGTTACCCCCTCAAGTCTGTGCACCTGACATCGCTGGTCGGCAATCCGGTGCAGCTGCGGCACCGCTGCGAGCGCCTGCAGGCTGAGATGCTGTCTTGGCTGAAAGGGAAACGATCGAACGTCGACCCTCAGTTTGACGGCACCTTCCGCTCGCTGTTCGACCTCTACCAGGTCGATAAGGAAAGCCCCTATCACAAGCTGAAGCGATCCTCGCGCGTGCCGTACGATGTCTACCTGCGCATGATGCGCACGAACATCGGCGAGCGCCTGATCAACGCCTGTGACGGCCGCGACGTGAAGCGCTGGTTCGCAGCATGGTCCGAGCCGGCGGAGGGCAAGACAAAGCGCCAGGTGGCGAAGGCGCGTATGGCCATCTACGTCCTCAAGGCCGCGCTCTCGTTCGGCATTCTCTGCCGCAAGCCCGGATGCGTCGAATTCCGAGCGGTGCTCGACGCCATCCGGTTCGAGACGCTCCGGCCTCGCGACGTCGCGCTCCCGGCGGACGTCATTGTCCAGGCGCGCTCGGCCGCGCACGAACTCGGTCACCCGCGTGCGGCGCTTTGCTATGCCATCCAGTTCGAGGGCGCGGTCCGGCAATGGGACGTCACCGGCCAATGGTTTCCGATCTCGGATCCTCAACCGTCGGCCGTGCACGACCACGGAACGAAATGGATTGGGCCGACATGGGCGCATGTGGACGAAAACATTATCCTGCGATGGACGCCGACGAAGACCGAATTCACGACCGGCCTGCCGGTGGTGATCGATCTCGCTGCCTGCCCGATGGTGATGGAGGAGCTCGCGCTCATTCCCGAGGCCGAGCGCGTCGGGCCGCTCATCGTCAACCCGAAGACGGGCTTCCCCTACCGCAATGACAAATTCCACGACGTCTGGTGCGACGTGAAGGAGAAGGTCGGCTTGTCGTCGAAGGTTTGGAGCCGAGATCTGCGGAAGTCCGGCTCGACCGAGGCGCGCGCGGCCGGCGCGCCGATCGACGACGTCAAAAAGCTGATGGGCCACACCGCGGATTCTGACACCACGGCGAAAGTCTACGACCTCGCGGTGCTCGAGGCTCACCGCCGCATTGCGGCCGCGCGCGTGGCGAACCGGAAGAAGCAATGA